AATCCTGTCCTGACTACAAAATTAAAATTATGAAAAGACTTAAAGAACTTTTATTTCGTCCATACAGGTTAGATGAATTATTTATAATATCTGGATGTATTGGTATTGCGGTATTATGTATGTTAGCGATATAGTAAAAATAGTCAGGTGGCGGAATGGTAACGCAATGTTTCTAGACGAAGTTCAGCCGGGGGAGGCTGTTGCAGGTTCGAATCCTGTCCTGACTACTATGAAAAATAGACAAGCAGCATTATTGCTTATAGCAGTATTTGTATTTGGTTTTGTTTTAAGTTACGCGTTGTGGGCTGAACCTAAACAAACCATTACAACACAGGTAAATACACCTGTTGTGGTTGATACAGTAGTATCAGTTAGAGGTAAAAAAGCATTGTTCATTGGTGACTCGCATACCGCCTTTGCTTATGGTTGGCAAGACCAAGTATGTAAGAAAACAGGTATGACCTATTTAAATACATCAGTTGGAGGTAAACAAACGTATTGGATGCTAGAGACAGCTAGAATGAATATGTCCTCAAATTATGATTATTGTTTTATATATGGAGGCGCTAATGATATGGCCGGCAATAGACCGCCTATAAGGTCGGTTAAGAACATTCAACGTATTGTTGACTTGTGTAACATACATGGTGTTAAAGCCGTTGTAATAACTGGATTCGACCCAATTACATGTGTGAACGTTGCTGGGAGGGATCAATATAAAGGTTATCCACAACGTTATGCTAGGTTTCAGCAAATGTTGATTGATTCAATTACTGGCGCGCAAGTAATTAAAACCCATTGTATTTCAAGGACTGATTGTGGAGATTTTTTATGCCACATGACAGCCTCAGGTCATAGGAAAATGGCTGAGGCAGTGATTTCAGGTTGTAAGTTTAAGAAGATTTAAGGATGGGTTTGGCTTTGTTAAACCTGTTTATTATATTTATTATATAAGAAATAAAAGTTATGTTTGTATACAATTTAAGTGAAACGGAGTATTTGACCTTTAAAACACAACGCGACCATTTTGAATTATATTCAGGTCATGAGGCTGGAGGTGATTTAAAGCGAATAGCTATTTATCGAGGTGGTAAGTGGTTGTTTGAGAGTTATGACCAACAAAAATTATTTTGGTTTTTGTTTAATATGTTTAAAAAACAATTTGGTAAGGCAATGAAGGCTTATGTTAGGTCTTTAAATGAGAAACCTAAAACATATGTTATTGTTTGTGCTAAACGTAGAATTGATATTAAGGTACAGAAATTGAAACGTGATTGGGATAATTGGTTTTATAATTTCTTTTATAGTAGATAATATGCCTTGGTACGATAGATATTTTTTCCCAATTTTTTATACGGGAGTAGCAGTTATTATAGGTTTGAGTGTTGGTTCTTATTTTAAGAAACCTAAACCAAAAAAAGCAAACTTTAAAGTTGAAATTAAATATAAAGATACAATAAAATGAAAAAATTAATAATTATGTTAATGATGCTATTTACCGGAATGGTAAATGCTCAATGTGACTTTAGTAGTGTAAAGTTACAACAATGGAATCAAGGTGTTCAATACAAATGGTATTTGTCTGGATGGGATTATGATTCATGTAAAGACTATATGTTTATGGTTTATACAGCCAAAACTAAAAAAATTGATACTATTCAAGATATTAAAGGTATTGTTCAAATTAGTTTTAATGAACCAGGTGAGTATAAACTTTATGTTAAACTATGGGACAAATGTAATAAATGTGATACTGCTTTAGTTAGATGGGTAAATATTGTTGCTTGGGCGCCTAAAGCTAGCATGTGGGGTAAGAAAGTAACTTGTGATTCGGCTGTATTTGAATTGACTGCTATGAATTTAAAAGATACTTGTTGGAGTTATTATTATTATATTTATAATGGACCTGAACTAGATAGTATAACTGATGGTAATTTTGATACTTTAACTGATTATCAGTTGTATATGTACTATGGTTTCTATGATTCAGACTTACAATTAAATGAGGAAACAAGAGTGTTAAGATATAAGTTTCCTAAAAATGGTAAATACTTAGTTATTGGACAATACTATAATAAATGTTTAAATCAAGATACAGTATTCTTCCAACGATATAATATTAAATGTAATACTAACGCCGTAACACCGTTTATTAAATCAGAACCTAAATTAGTTGGTGTATATGACATTATGGGAAGACCAGTCGCTTATATACGTAAAAATGAAGTATTGATTTATATTTACAATGATGGTACTACTCGTAAAATGATTATCAATGAATGATTTAGATAATGTAGATTTATTCTCTTTTATAGATGATTCAGTAAAAGAATTTTATGGAATTAATGAAGAGGAATATGTGTTTATTTTAGATAATGCTACAGATGAGGAAATTGATATTTTATGTGAGTGTATTATAAGTGAAGAAGATATTAAAGATCAAGGTTTTCAAATAGTAAAAAAGTATATTAAAAAATGAATCATTTAGATAAAGAATATCAACAATTACTTCAAGACATTATTGAGTTTGGAGTAGATAAAAATGATCGAACAGGGACTGGTACTAAGATTTCTTTTATTAACCACTAAAAAAACAAGTCCTGTGTATATTTATAATCATGATAGGAATATATAAAATCACAAATCCTGAAGGTAAAATATATATAGGACAATCTATTGATATAGATAGACGCTTTAAAGAATATAAACGATTACAAAAAAGAAGTGCTGGAAGAAAAATAATGAGTTCTCTTAAAAAATTTGGTTCTGAAAAACATACTTTTGAAATTATTGAAGAATGTCTAATAACACAATTACATGAAAGAGAATATTATTGGAAAAAATACTATGCATCAGTAGAAAATGGTTTAAATTGTGATTATTTTGATAATAGTGGAGGACCTAGAAGTGAAGAAACAAAACGTAAAATTTCTGAAGGAGCTAAAGGTAAAAAACGGTCTGAAGAAACAAAACAAAAACTTAAAAAACCTAAAACAGAAGAACATAAACAAAATATAAGTAAATCAAAACAAAATATATCTGAAGAAACAAAACGTAAAATTTCTGAGGGTAAAAAAGGAAAAACACCTAATAGGGATTATAAAAAATGGGCTAAAACAAGAACAAATCCTATTCTTCAATATGATTTAGATGGAAATTTTATTAGAGAATGGGAAGGAACAAAAGCTGCAGCTTTATATTTAGGTTGTGATCCTACTACTATAACAGCAAATTTAAGAGGAATAACAAAAAAAGGATACGGTTTTATATGGAAAAGAAAAATAATTTAGATCCACAATATAATAATTTATTGAAGGATATTTTAGAAAATGGAATTAAAAAACAAACCAGAAATGGAGAAGTAATTTCAGTATTTGGAAGACAAATTCGACATAGTATGTCAGATGGGTTCCCTCTTTTAACAGGGAAAAAGATGTTTTTTAAAGGTATTATAACTGAATTATTATGGTTCTTGAAAGGTGAAACAAATATCAAATATTTAGTTGATAATGATTGTCATATTTGGGATGGTGATGCTTATAAGAACTATATGCAACAATACAATGTGGTAGATGCTGAGGAATATTCTAAAGGATATGAGGACCAATGTTGGGGATACCCTGTATTAGACCACGTTAAACCAACAACTGCTTCATATAAGCGAGGTCAAATAAATGCTTATTTAGAAGGTAAAGCTGATAAACCTTTTTTTTATTTAACACAAGAAGAATTTATCAACAAAATTAAAACAGATGATAAGTTTGCTAAAAAGTGGGGTGAGTTAGGTCCTATCTATGGTAAGCAGTGGAGAAGTTGGGAGACTTTTACTTATGATGATTATGCAAATAGACCTAAATGGGTGAAGGATGATCCAATAGACCAAATTCAAAACCTAATCAACGACCTTAAAACAAATCCAGACTCAAGACGATTGATGGTTAGTGCTTGGAATGTAGGTGAATTAGACCAAATGGTTCTCCCACCTTGTCATTATGGATTTCAAGTTTATACAAGAGAGTTGAGTTTGGATGAGAGAAATGAATTATTAAATAAAGTATTAAACCGCAACCATAAAAGAGAAAATTGTTTTAGTGATGAAGAATTTGAAAGGGAAACATTAAAAGATTGTAACACATTCAATATCCCAACACGAGCAATCTCTTTAATGTGGAATCAACGTTCAGTAGATACATTCTTAGGTTTACCATTCAACATTGCTTCTTATGGTTTATTACTTGAAATCATTGCTAAGGAAGTTAACATGGTTCCTGATCAGTTGATTGGTAATCTAGGTGATGTTCATCTGTATTCAAACCATATTGAACAAGCTAAAGAACAAATTGGTAGAGAATTAACAATCGATGAGAGAATGGATTGGTGGTTTGAAAATAAAAAACCAAATAGAGATATTTGTGATCATGTTGACGAGCAATCACCTTACGGTAAAGGAGTTTATTTTGATTCTGTAGGAGTACCTAAAACAACAAGAGAACCATTCCCATTACCTAAATTAATTATTAATTCCAATAATGAAATGAGAATAGGTGGAGGAATTTTTACTTATGTAAATACCGACTTTACTTTAGAAAATTATCAAGCACATCCAGCAATTAAAGCCCCTTTATCTAACTAATTATGAATTATACTAATGTTGCTACGATTGAAGAGTATAGTAGACCAATTGCTGCCTCATGTGATTGGGATGCGTTACTTGATTTGATAGATGATTATTTTGGTCCTGAAAGTAAACGATTAGGATGGTATGTTAATAATGCTAAGTACCCTGATGCTTATGTTGGTTACTTTGAGTATAGAGATAGTTATGGTGATGTTGTTGAAGTAAAAGTTTACGAGGTAGATTTTAAATAGGTTTGGCCCTCTAAATTCAAGATGTTATATTTACGTTATGGAAAAAGGTAATAAAAGTTCTGTTAGTCTAAGTTTAGGTACTATTGTATTTTTGATTTTTTTAACACTTAAATTATCCGGACTTGGGGTTGTTGCTACTTGGTCTTGGTGGTGGGTTACATCTCCTTTATGGATTGGTTTTGCTATTACTTTATTTATTATTGGATTAGCAAGTTTTATTTTAATGATGAGAGATATTTTTAATTTATTTAAATAATGACTAAAGTACCTGATTTAGATTTACATGGTGTTAAGCATGAGGATGCTATGATGATAGTAGAAGAATGGTCTGTGTTATGGGATTATCGAGTACCAGCATTTACTGGAAAAATCATTACAGGTAATAGTCAAAGAATGAGAGTATTAGCTGAGATGGCTTTACGTAAAAATAAATTTGATTACAGATTACTAAATGAGAATGTAATTATTGTAGTAGGTAAATATAAATAAGTTATGGCTAAAAGATTATCCAGAGAACAAAAAAAAGAAAAAGCAGTTGTTGATCTAATCAACCAAATGTTTATTATTGCCGGCCACGATGTTACCTATGATGATATTTTAGGTAAAGAAAAATGGTTTCAGGAATACTCAATGACGGTTCAGCAAGCAGAAGAATTTAAAAAATGGGGTAAAAAATACCTTATGAAGGAACTTAGAATGTACGCTAAGGCAGCAGAAAGAGAAATGATGTGGTTTAATTTACAATATGGTTTAACTTATTCAAATTGGGAGGAATATGGAAAAGAAATATAACAATTGGTATTGGAAACTATACAGATGGTTCAAATGGGATGCTAAACATTTCCATAGAGATATAGCTCAAGGATTTAGAAATCTTTGGAAATGGTTCCCTATTATTTGGAAAGATAGAGACTGGGATGATCATTTTATTTTTGAAGCATTAAAATTCAAACTTAAAAACACTGCTGATTACTTTCAAAAACATCAACGTTTTGTAGGTTGGGAGGATGAGGTTAAATATATTAGAATTTGTGAAAAACTAATTAAACGAATCCAAGATGATTATTACCAAATGGAATATCTTGATGAAAAGTATTTAATCGAAAAAATGAGAATTGGAGAGGATGGTATACTTAAATTTGATACAATTAAAGATAACTTAGAGGAATACATTAATCAACATCCAAAAACAAAAGAAAAAGTATTATCATCTGAGAAATATAAAACATACTTACATACAAATAATGGAATTGCTTTAGCTATAGGAATTGAGCGTCATTTAAAAGCCCGTAAGTTGTTATTTAAAATTATGGAAGAGAAAATTGAGTCGTGGTGGGACTAGTTTGGCTCATTAAAAAATTATTATTATATTAATATAAATAAATAAGTTATGTTACATTTAAATTTAGTAAACCAAGAAAAATCAGACATCAAATACAAAATCAGTAAGTTTCCTGATGGGCAACAATCAGTTGATTTAGTGAGAGGTACAGTAAATGTTATAAATTATATTAGAATTGAAACCAGATTAAATTCATTTTCTGATTTAGAAATTTTAATTTGTGCTACTAAAGCACTTAGGAATATGACAACTAAACCAATTTCACTTTATGTTCCTTATTTCTTGGGTTCACGTTCAGATAGAAAGTTTGTTGAAGGTGGAGTTAATTATTTAAAAGAGGTAATTTGTCCTATTATTAATTCATTAGATTTTGCAACTGTTGAAGTATTAGATCCTCATTCAGATGTATTAGAGGCATGTCTAAACAATTACGTTAAACATTCAAACTTTTATTTAGTTAAACAAGCTTTAACCCAAATTGATAATAAAGATGGAGCTAGAGATAGAGTATGTTTAGTAAGTCCTGATGCGGGAGCATACAAGAAAATATTTGATGTGGCCCAAAAATTTAACATTAACAATGTTGCTACAGCTACTAAAGTTAGAGATTTAAAAACAGGACAAATTTTACATACTGAAGTTCCTAATCTACCAGTTAGTACAACTGATGAAGAATTAAAGTATGTTATCATAGATGATATCTGTGATGGTGGTAGAACATTTGTTGAATTAGCTAAAGCAATTCAAAATCAAAGACCAAATGCTAAACTTTATTTAGTTGTTACTCATGGTATTTTTAGTGCTGGATTTGATGAACTAAGTAAATGGTTTGAAGGTATTTATACCACTGACTCATATAAAGATATTGATAACGAATTAGTAAAACAAGTAAGCGTATTTTAACATGAATATAATTAAACCAGACTCAGGATATGATGCTATTTATACTGATACAAAAGTATTTTTAGCCGGATCAATTGAAATGGGGGTTGCTGAGGATTGGCAATCAGTAGTACCTAAACATTTTGAAGACAAAGCAAACTTAGTATTTTATAATCCTCGTAGAGATGATTGGGATTCATCTTGGGAACAAAAAGAATCAAACCCACAATTCAATCATCAAGTTAATTGGGAGTTAGATAAATTAGGCAAATCAAATTATATTTTTATGTATTTCTCTCCAGAAACTAAAAGCCCAATTAGTTTATTGGAATTAGGACTATTTTTACGTAAAAATAATATGATAGTTTGCTGTCCTGAAGGATTTTGGAGAAAAGGAAATGTAGACATTGTATGTACTAGAGCAGGGGTACGTGTTTCTAATACATTAGAAGAAGCAATAGGTAGACTTAGAACATTTTTAAGAAATGTAGAATAAAAATTTAATTTTTTAAAAAATTATTCGTATATTAAGGTTATAAAAAAAATAGAAATATGAATCCACTATTATTAACGGATGGCTATAAAACAGGCCACCACCAACAATACCCAAAAGGAACCACTTTGGTTTATTCAAACTTCACTCCACGTTCAAATAAATATGCTCCTAAAGGATGTAATGAAGTAGTTGTGTTTGGCACACAAATGGTAATGCAACAATTACATGAAGCGTTTCAAAATGATTTCTTTAGTAGACCTAAAGATGAAGTGTGTGGAGAAATGAAACGTGAGTTGTCTATGTATTTAGGTACTGATTATGATGTTTCACATTTTGAAGCATTACATGATTTAGGTTATTTGCCTATTTGTGTTAAAGCATTACCTGAAGGTACTAAAGTGCCTATGAAAGTTCCTGTATTAACTATCTATAATACAGTACCTGAGTTTTATTGGGTTACAAATTATTTAGAGACTATCTTGTCTAACTTGTTGTGGAAGCCAATGACATCAGCTACTATTGCTCATCAATATAGAAAAGTATTGACTAAATGGATGGAGAAAACAGACGCTGAAAGAGCATGGTTTATTGATTGGCAGGGCCATGACTTCTCAATGAGGGGTATGGATTCAGTTGATGCTGTTATTAGTTCAGGTTTAGGTCACTTAACTTCATTCTTGGGATCAGATTCATTACCTACTATTTATGGTGCTAGAAAGTATTATAATGCTGAAGGTATGGTATGTGGTTCTGTAAACGCTACTGAACATAGTGTAATGTGTGCTGGTGGTAAAGAAGATGAAGTAGAAACATTCAGAAGATTGTTAGAAACTTATCCAACAGGTATTTTATCAGTTGTATCTGATACTTGGGACTTATGGAAAGTATGTACTGAGCATGTAGTTACTTTGAAAGAAGAAATTATGGCTCGTAATGGTAAGTTGGTTATTCGTCCTGATAGTGGTGATCCGGTTGATATTATTTGTGGTGAATCTAATTCAAATGTAGCTACCACACCACAAAATAAAGGTGTTATCCAATTACTTTGGGATGCATTTGGAGGAACAGTTAATGAACAAGGTTATAAAGTTCTTGATAGTCACATTGGAGCTATTTATGGTGATTCAATTACTATTGATAGAGCAGAAGAAATTTGTAAGCGTTTAGAAGCTAAAGGATTCGCTTCAACAAACGTAGTATTAGGTATTGGTTCATTTACTTACCAATATAACACTAGAGATACATTTGGATTTGCTATGAAAGCAACTTATGTAGAGGTAAATGGTGAAGGTAGAGAGATTTTCAAAGATCCTATTACTGATGATGGAACTAAAAAATCAGCAACTGGTTTGTTAGCTGTGTTTAGAGATGACAATAATGGTGCCTACCAGTTACATGACCATTGTGATTGGAATACTGAAGAAAAAGGTGAGTTACAAGTTATTTACAATAACGGTCATTTTAAAAATGTAACCACATTAGAGGAAATTAGAAACCGTTTGAAATAAGATACATACTTGACAATGAGGGGTTTGGCTATCCAAACCCTTCTTGTTATATTTATCTCATAATAAGAAATAAAAGTTATGCCAAGAATTTATAAAGTAGGTGGTTGTGTTAGAGATAGATTATTAGGGATTGAATCTAAAGACATTGATTTTACATTTGTAGTTGATGATGTAAAAATGAGTGTTGATGATGGTTTCGTTTCAATGTACAAGTATTTGTCTGATGAAGGATTTACTATTTTCTTATCAACACCTGAATGTTTTACTATTAGAGCTAAGTTTCCTATGAACCACCCAAATGAAGGTATGGTAGCTGATTTTGTATTAGCTCGTAAAGAAGTAGGATATGTTGAAGGCACTAGGAGACCAATTTTAGAATTAGGTACTTTAGAAGATGATTTAAGACGTAGAGACTTTACCTTAAATGCTTTAGCTGAAGATGAAGATGGAAACATTATAGATTTGTTTGGTGGAATTGAAGATTTGAAACGTGGTTATTTAAGAACTCCACTACCATGTACTGATACTTTTAATGATGATCCACTTAGAATTTTAAGAGCAATTCGTTTTTGTATTACTAAAGGATTTTGGATTGGACCAGCAATGGATGGCATTATTCAAGATTATGATTATGAAACTAAAATGCATGTAGTGTCTATGCAGCGTATTAGAGAAGAATTGTATAAGTGTTTCAAACATGATACTCTAAAAACACTTAAAACACTACATGAGTATCCAGCATTGAGAAATTATATTTTCCAATCATGTGAGTTGTGGTTGAAGCCAACTTTTGAACAATAGGTTTGGCTTCATCACCCTCAAATGTTATATTAATATAAATAAGAGTTATGAAAATCGTATTAGAAAAAGGACAAAGATTATTTTTTACTAGTGATACTCATTATGGTCACTCTAATATTTGTAGTGGTACTACAAAATGGGTTGGCGCTGAAAATATGACTCGTAAATTCAGTTCATTAGATAGAATGAATGATGAATTAGTATTTTGGATTAATCAAAGAGTAGGTGAGAATGATATTTTATTTCATTTAGGTGATTGGTCATTTGGTGGGTTTGAAAATATTGAAGAATTCAGAAACCGTATAGTATGTAAGAACATTCATTTGGTACTCGGTAACCATGACCATCATATTGAGCGTAATAAAGACGGTATACAACGTTTATTTTCATCAGTAAACCATTATGTTGAATTAGATGTTAGACGTCCATCTGAATTTGCTAAAGGTAGAATGGATAAGTTTAACTTTGTTTTAATGCATTACCCAATCGCTAGTTGGAACAATATGAATAGTGGAGTAATGCATTTACATGGTCACGTTCATTTACCTCCACACCAAAGAATTGCTGAAGGTAGAGCAATGGATGTAGGTGTAGATGGTAATGGTTTAGAGCCTATTAGTTTGAATGAAGTTTATGCCTTACTTAATGATAGACCAATTGACAAACTTTGCCTTCCTCGTGACCATCATGTTAAAAGGTTAAATTAATTGATATTTATTACCGAATGCCGGGTCGCAGCGGTAATAATTTATTAAAAAAACTAAATACCCAAGCGTAAGTAAGGAACTGCGACCCTGAAAGCGTCTTGGGTTTTTTATTTATGAAAAAATGTAGTAAATGTCAAGTTGAGAAATCTTTATCTGAATTTAAAGGAAAAAGTTATTATTGTACCCCATGTAATCAAGAATATAGGAAACAATACAGAATTAATAACCCTTCATATATGAAAGAGTATTTTATATCTAATAGAGATAAAATTACTATCAAAGAAAAAGAATGGAGGGAAAACAATAAAGACAGATTTAATACATATCATAATAGTTATCATAAAGAAAGAAGAAAAAACCCTTTACATAAATTACATAAATTTATAGCAAGTGGAATTTATCGAGGTATAAAATTTGGAAGTAAAGACACCACCAGCTTAGAAATTTTAGGATTAAACTCATGGGAAGAATTTAAAATATATCTTGAGAACCAATTTGTTGAAAACATGAGTTGGAATAATTATGGGAAAGGTAATAACAATAACGTATGGCATATTGATCATATTATCCCTATTAGTTCGGCAACTACCTTAGAAGAAATAAAAAAATTAAATCATTATACTAATTTAAAACCAATGTGGTGTAGTGATAATATAAGAAAAGGAAATAAATTCTAAAAAACAGATTTGGCTTTTTAAAAAATAAATATTATATTAATATAAATAAGAGTTATGAAAGCACATTTAAAAACAATAGGAATATTAACAGCAATGGTATTATTTATTTACATTGGGTTTTTATTTCCAAAAGTAATAGCAGCATTGGGGGCATTGATTGCTTTAACAGCAGTATACTTAATAATTTATCTTTATATAAAAGATAATGATGATGAAGATGAATTATCAGGTCCATTTAATGCTGGCGGAAGGGAAAGAGACTAATATGAAAAATCATTTAAAAGCAATAATAGCATGTTTGTTAATTTTAGGATTTATTTACTGTGCTGTTATATACACAATATTAACCTTAACAATTGTAGTATGTACATTTATAGGGATAATGTTTTATGGTTTTGTTTATGAATGGGTAAATGATACTAGGGGAGATGATTAATATGAAAACACTTATAATTTTAAGAGGATTACCAGGTTCAGGTAAGTCAACATTAGCTAAAATGTTAGTTGGTGATAAAGAATATCGCCACAAAGAAGCTGACATGTATTTTATTGATGGGGAAGATAATTATAAATTTGAACCTTCAAAAATAAAGGATGCTCATAAATGGTGCCAAGAAGAAGTTGATTTTCTTATGAAATACTCACATTCCCCTGTTGTAGTATCAAATACATTCACTCAAGAATGGGAAATGGAAGTATATTATAAATTAGCTGAACAATATGGTTATAGAGTTCATTCATTGATAGTGGAGAATAGACATAAAGGTATTAATGAACATAATGTGTCTGATGAGACTATGGAAAAAATGAGAAAAAGATTTGAGATTAAATTATGACACCAAAAGAAAAAGCAGAAGAGCTATTTGACAATTTCTTTAATTTATACCCAAACCAAGATGCTTATTTTATTGCCAAGCAATGTGCATTGATTGCAGTTGATGAGATAATAAAAATACTACCTCACCCTGATTATTGGCAAGAAGTAAAACAAGAAATAGAAAAATTATGAGCGAAGATTATTCACCATATTGTCCTATATGTTCAGGTTGTGGAGAGGATGGGTGTTGTTCAGCAGTACATTGTGAACAACATCCTGATGGTAGTTACTGCCAAACCTACCTACAAGATTTAAAACATGCTTACATGATGAATGAATGGTGGTATGAAAATGTTTATGATACTTTATCACCTGAACTAAAAGCTAAATGTGATGAGGAGTTTGATAAGGCTTATGATTATTGTTACAAAGAGCTTGGCTCCTCAGAACAATAATGTTATATTTAATGTATAATAAAAGTTATGAAAAAGATATTATTAGTACTAAGCATTGTAGCATTAGTTTCATGTAACAAACGAGGTGAAACGTATTACGAACCTCAAGATTTTATTGAAATAAATGGTAAAGTTTACAAACTTGTAAGTGTTGTACCTGCAGATAACTGTCATCCTATTTGGATAATGTATCCAAAAGACACAGCAGAAAAAATGCCTACAGTGTTAAACTATGAAGTACAAGAAGGTAAAACAACCAGAAACCAATCACTAATTAAAATTGATTAACAAGGTATGGAAAATCAAAACAGCTGTTGCTTTATAGCAAGAATAGGAGAAGTTAAACCAATTGAAGGAGCAGATTTTGAAATTCCGCAATATTTATAGGAAAATAAGAAATATGAATCCTATAAAAAACGAAATTGGAAATAAATACGGAAAGTTAACTGTTATTAAACAAGGAACAACTACTAAAAATGGAACTATAAAATGGTTATGTTCATGTGAATGTGGAAATGAAACTGAAGTTATTGGTTATTCTTTAAGAAGTGGAATTACTACTTCATGTGGGTGTAATAGAGGAAGAAAAGAAGAATTTGAAGGTTCTCATGTTTATAAAAGATCATATGGAATATTAAAAAGATCATCTAAACAAAATAATAGAACTTTAGAATTATCTTTTGAAGAATGGAAGAAAATTGTACAACAAAATTGTTATTATTGTGGTTCTGATCCTTATAATAAACGTTATGCTTATAGTAGTAAAAGATATAATAAGGGTATAGAACAAGATAATATAGAAATTTTTAATGGAGTAGATAGAATAGATTCATCTAAAGGTTATACTAAAGAAAATGTAGTATCATGTTGTGTAATGTGTAATAGAATGAAATCAGATTTCAATCAACAAGATTTTTTTAAACAAATTAAATTAATTTATAATAATATATTAAATAATGGAAAATAATAACTCAGTGTGTTTTGTAGCACGTATTAATGAAGTAAAAGAGATTCAAGGAGCAGACAATATCGAATTAGGTGTTATTGGAGGCTGGAATTGTATTATCAAGAAAGGTAGTTATAAAGTAGATGATTTAGTTATTGTAGCAACTACCGATGCTGTGATTCCTCAAGAATTATCAGATGCAATGAACGTAACTAATTACTTACGTAAAGGTCAACGTGTACGTACTGTTAAGTTGAGAGGTGTTTATTCTGAATGTTTAATCATTCCTATTGGTTTTATTCCTGACAAATATCGTTATGAAGGAGCTGATTGTATGGAGTTGATGAATATCTTCAAATACGAACCACCAGCAGTTCAAGTACAATTAGCATCAGGTCGTAAAATGAAATACCACCAAAATCCTAACTTTGGTATTTACTATAAGTTCCCAAACATTAAAAATGTTAATGGAATGTTTAATGAAACTGATGAAGTAGAGGTAACACGTAAAATACACGGCACCAATAGCCGTTACGGTATTGTTAAAAAACGTAAGTTATCTATTTGGGATAAAGTAAGACGTTTCTTTGGAGACAAATGGGTTGAGTATGAGTATGTTTATGGTTCACATAATGTAGAAAAAGGATCTGATTCACAAGGTTTCTATGATACAGATGTATGGAGAACAGTAGCTGAAAAATACCAAATCAGAGAACAATTATGGGACTTATTTAAACGATACAAAGAATACTACGGTATTGAAGAAGGAATTGTTATCTATGGAGAAATTTATGGCCCAGGTATTCAAAAGAACTATGATTATGGTTTGAAAGAAATTAAATTTGCTGGATTTGATGTTACTATTAATGGTGATTATTGTAGTGTTGGTAAACGTCTTGATATTATTAAAAATGTTATGCAATTACCTCATGTACCTATTTTGTATGGAGGTTTATGGTCACAAGAAATACAAGATAAATTTGTGTTTAATAACTTTATTGAAGTACAAGAACTAACCATCACAGATTTTAGGGAAGAAAATATAGTAGGTGTTTTAAAAACAACTAAAGTACCTCATGAAGGAATTGTTATTAAAGCACTTGATGGTAGTAGAAAGAAAGTAGCAAAAGTAATTAATCCGGACTACTTAATCTACGGAGAAAAACACAACGTAGGAGATTCACACTAAAATATAAAAAACATTTGAAGAAGGGGCTTGGCTTTGCCAAGCCCTTTTGTTATATTTAATGTATAATAAAAATAAGATGATCGATAATTTAGAACTAATTAAACCGTTACTTAACTTTGAAGATAAAGGTGACTTTTATATGCTTTATGTATTAAAACGTAAAAAAGATCAACCTGAAGGTGAAAAAGATAATCATCAATCAGTAAGAACTATTCGCACTTATTGTATTCGTTCAATTGAACAGTTAGAGAAACGTTATGATGAAATTAAAATGATGTGTGAAATGTTTAAAGCAAGAGCTTATATTCATGTTCAAAAACAAAATCATAGAGACGTTTCATTAAATATGATGATTGCTTTAGCTCAACGTATTCAAGATGGTAATTTAGAACAACAATCATTATTTGATTCAGTAGTAGGTCAATTAAAAACATTAGAGAAAAGATGGATTGTTGATGTTGATATGAAAGATATGGAAGTGGTTATGAAAATTGCAAAATTAATTTATCATTTACGACCTGAAGGTCCTAAAGTTGAGACAATTATTCCTACTAAAAATGGTTATCATTTAATCACTAATAGGTTTGATGTAAAGGAGTTTAATAAGATTATGTCATTACAAGGTGATGTACCTGATATAGTTAAAAAGAATCCTACTCTTCTTTATTTACCATCTAGTTTAGATTAACTGATATTTGAAAAGTAAATTTTAATTTCCTAAAAATTCATATATTTATAATAAAATATAGAATATGAATTATAAATTACATTATGATAAGTTAATAGAAAAAGCTAAAAACAGAGTCCTAAATAAACATGAATATAATGAAAAACACCATATTATTCCTAGATGTTTAGGAGGAACAAATGATAAAAGTAATATAGTAAAATTATTACCTAAAGAACATTATATAGCTCATTTATTATTATTTAGAGAATATCCTTCAAACCAAAAATTGGCTTATGCTTTTTGGATGATGTGTAATGGAAATAAAAAAGATAAAAGAACTTATAAAATCTCAGGAAGATTATATGAAGAAGTACGAACTAAATTTATAGAAATTCTTAAAGAAAGAGAACCTACATTTAAAGGAAAAAATCACACTATTGAAACTAAAGAAAAAATTTCTAAATCAAAAAAAGGAAAATTACCTCCAGTAACAGGAAAAAAATATTCTCAAGAGTCTAAAGATAAACAAAGTAAAGCTAGATTAGGTAAAAAAGATAGTTTAGAAACAAGAATGAAAAAATCTAAATCAATGACTGGGATAAAAAAATCAAAAGAACATGCTTTAAAAATATCTTTAGCTCAAAAAGGAGAAAATAATAACATGTATGGTGTAACTGGATATAATAATAAAAGATCAAAAATAGTATTTCAATATAACACGGATGGGGATTTTATTAAAGAATGGCCTAATGCTAGAATAGCTGCTCAAGAATTAAATTTAAATTACACTGCTATAAATGATTGTTGTAGAGGAAAACAAAAAACATCTCAAGGTTTTATTTGGAGATACAAAGAAATTTAAAAACAAATTTGGCTTTTTAAAAAACTATTCGTATATTTAAGTATAATAAAAAATAAGAGTTATGACAAACGAAACACAACAAACAGCAGTTGAGCAATTGGCTCAAGAGTTATTAACTAAGTATCATATTAAAATAGATGCTTATCCTGAATTTAAACAAGCCAAAGAAATGGAGAAGGAGCAAATGATTGAATTTTATGTAAAAGGATGTGATGATACTCGTAAGATTAATGAAAATTATGGATTAGAATATGATAAAACATATGGGTTACACTTTTACAACGAAACATACGGAGATTTAAAATGAAAATTTATCAGCACAAACATACAAAAGTATTTATGAGTCAAAATGATTACAACCACTTATCAACACGAGAAAAAGATGAAATGGTATTGTACAATTCAAACTACAAATTCAATAAAATGACAAACGAAACAAAACAAACAACATTAGAACTATTCGCAATAGCACTTTATGAAAAAGGATTGCTAAAAGGTAATGGTGATGAAATTCAAGCATTATTACAAGAACATAAAGAAATAGATATGAGGCAACACTTAGATACTTGGCTTCAAGGTAGAGTAGAAATGAAGCGTAATTTTGATGTTATAAGTAAAGGGAAAACATTTGAAGAATTTTGGGAAGAAACATACGGAGGTAACAAATGAAAACCTCCTGTTTGGCTCTCGTATATCCAGATGTTATATTTATCAGGTAATAAAAAATAAATAAAGGTTATGTATAGAATTAACGAAAATTTAAGTAAAGAAGGAATACTATCATTAAATATAAATGAATCTCAAACAATTATATTTAAAGATAGAAAATATTATATTGAAAATCCTAAAGGAAAAGAAAAAGTATTTGCTTTTTCAGATCCAGAATTAAAACAAATAGTTAAAATAAATAATAAAACATTAATGTTTAATATTAAAGATTTAGAAGATATTTTAATAAATAAACAGTTATATTTTAAAAATGAAAAATAAGCTTGGGAAACTAAGTTTTTTTGTTATATTAACCTTATAAAAAAAAAAAATTATCTATGGAAAGATTTGCAATTAAACACAAACCAACAGGAAAGTTCTTACATGAAGATGAAGGAGGTACATGGTTAATAGAAGAATCAGATAGTTTTATTACCTTTGGTGATAAAAAACAAGCTGATGAAATATTTAGTTATTATTGTGAAAATGATGTTATTGAAACAGAAAATGGTGATTTTAACATCAATGAATTTGAAGTAACAAAATTATAAAAACAGTTTGGAAGACTAAGAAATAGATGTTATATTAATATTATAAGAAAAAATAAAAAGTTATGCCTCCAGAAGATTATTATGTAACAACAATCCATATTTCAATGGATGAATTTCAAAACATTTTTCCATGGTTTGAAAATCTAACAGACGGAATGCCTGTTGAAGAACCTAAAGCAAAACGTGGTAGAAAACCTAAAGCACATCGTGTGACAGAACAAACAATTGAAATGAAACAAGCTTAAAATATGATAAAAAATATATTATTAGTAACTTTATTCTTGATGATTGTTGTGTTAACTGTATATTTTAATATATTTGGTGTACAACTTATTGTTAGTTTATTAAATGCGGCGGATAATTTTCAATTATTAGTAGGAGCTGTTATTATGATTATAACAGTTGCTGTTGATGTTTATGCTTCATTGTTTATTATTAAAGAAATTAAAGAAATTATAAAATGGTAGTACTATTTATTTTAATTATAATGGCAGCATCAATCGCTGGGTTAATATATTGGATGCAGTTTGATGTGCATCTAAATAGTAAAAAAGAACTTATTATTAAAGATGGATTGGTTAAAGAATTGATTGAAAAAGCAGTTAATAATCCTGATCCTGATTCAATTATTATTCATGATGATGGTAAACATATTACTATGGGTAGAACATTAATAAAAGGTGAAGGATATAATGTATGTTTTTGGTTTCCATATAAAATAACTATTTTATCTAAAGATTTTAATGACCGAGTAACAAATGATGATTGGGGATATGATGTAGGTTATATCAAACGTTACAGTAAAGATTATGCTTTAGTTAAAAAACTAATGGTACCAAAAGCAGATAACATTGAACAAAAACAAAGACAAAAATTAAATCTAAATAAATAAAAAAATGAGTACATTTTCAAGAGTAGCAATCGCGTTCGGAGTAATTGCGTTGTTAGTATTATCAGTAATTGGAGTTGAGCCTATTGATGCCGGTCACGTAGGTGTTAAAGTAAATTTGATCGGAACAGGTAAAGGAGTAGACAATGCTACTGAAGTTACTGGTTGGGTGTTTTACAATCGTTTTACTACTAAGGTAGTTGAGTTTCCAACTTTTATTCGCCATAAGGAATATAAGAAAGAAGGTGAGATTGATGAGTCATTTGTAATTAACTCTAAAGACGGTTCAGAGTTTCACGTATCACCTTTACTAAACTATTCAGTTAAGCGTGAAAAAGTACCTTATATCTTTACTAAATACAGAGTTGAATTAGATCAAATTGAACAGGGTTTCTTAAAAACAGCAGTTTATGATGCGTTTAGAGTAGTAGCTAATAGTTATACAGCTGATGAATTGATTAGTAATAGAGAATTGTTTGAAAATAAAGTTAGATTGAATCTAGAAAAACATTTGACTCCTGAAGGATTTATTTTAGCTCAATTTACTTCAAATCTAATTTATCCAGAAACATTTAAACGCGCTATTGAAGCTAAAAACAACGCGGTTCAAACAGCATTAACTGCCGAGAATCAAGTTAAAACAGCTGAAGCACAAGCACGTATTAAAGTAGCAACTGCTGAAGGTAACGCACAAGCAATGTTGACAAGTGCTAAAGCTGAAGCTGAATCAAACAGATTGAGACAACAAACATTGACACCTATGTTGTTACAACAAATGTGGGTTGAAAAATGGAATGGTGAATTGCCAAGTACAGTGTTAGGTCAAGGTAGTAATACATTCTACGGATTAAATAAATAATAAATAATATGAGAAACGAAATAGTAATGGAACCAACTGTTGAAAGAGTATCAATGGAACAAGAAGAAAAAATGGTTGAAAAAGAATATAGACCATCTAAATCAGAATTGTTAAGAGATTATGAAATCAATATTCAATTTCTAAACAGAGGATGTGTTGTGAGAGTAGGATGTAAGTCAATCGCTTTTACAGATATTAATGAAGCAATGGCTGAAATTAATGAGTATGTAACTGGTGATACTTATGAAGTACAAAAAAGATGGCGTAAGCTATTAGATATGTAAAAAAATAATTAAAACATTTTCAAATGAGGCTTGGTTATCCAGGCCTCTTTTGTTATATTAACATAGATGAAAAAGTTTATATATTTGGATGATGTGAGAACACCTAATGATCAATTTTGGGTTGTAGTTAGAAACTATGATGAGTTTGTAAATACAATTACTGAAATTGGTTTAGAAAATATTGAGCTTATATCTTTAGATCATGATTTAGGAGATACAGCTATGATGGAATGGCACACTAATGTTGCTCGTAATTTTACTTTGAATTATGATAATATTAAAGAAAAAACAGGTATGGATTGTACTAAATGGTTAGTTGAGCAATGGATGAATGGTGCTCCAGTTTGTAAAGTAATGGTTCATTCAGCTAACGCAATTGGTTCTGCCAATATGATGGGCTATATTAACAATTATAAACATGTTAGTCGTTTAGTACAGGATTGTGCTAGATGGATTGTACCGCACACTATAGAAACTCAAATTGGTTAAGTTATGATTTGGTTAGCAAGAATATTTACTTTTTTAGCAACAGTATTAATAATGTGGGCTATAATTGCTGTTATAGTTATAGCTCAAGATAAATGGTACACTTATAAAATAAATAAAAAATATAAAGATAAAAAATAAAAATCATGTCAGAAAAACAAGTTATAATGTCAAAGGTTGAATTTGACAGTATGGAAGAAGAATTAACTAACCTAAGACAAATTGTTAAAGATAAGACAATCTCTATAATCAAGACACCCCATTTAGCTTGGAATTATCACTCTACTTATGTAGATAGTTATATCCAACAATATGTTTTTGGTGTTGAAGAAAGTGAAGTTGTAAAAACAATAGCAGAAGAACTTGAGAAAGTAAGAAAAGAGAGGGATGAAAATTACCAACAAATTAGCAATTTAGAACTTAGTAACAATTGGTTAAAAGAAGAAAAAGATAAGTGGAAAAACTTACCTTGGTATAAAAGATTATTTATAAAATAAAATGAAAATAACACAAGATTTAATTGAATGTTTAGATAAAAATAAAATAACTTTAGACTCATCTTATACTGAATTTAGTGAAATATTAGAACAATATGAATTTGAAAATAATATTGAATTTGAAGAAGAAGAGGTGATAGACCTAATGTTTGAATACCAAAAGATTATAAGAAAAAGACAGTAAAATTATGGAAGTACTTTTTATAATAAGTTACATAATAAGTTTTTTAATTTCTTTTGGAGTTATAATTTTATCATGGGTGAATAGGGATAAAAATATACTAAATCTTGGAATTGTATTACTAATAACAAGTATATTAGTGGGATTCATTTCAGGTTTTGTGATACTAGGACTTATTGGTATATTAGTAATAGATTATAGATATAATAAATAAAAATACAAAAATAATTTGGAATTTAAAAAATAATTAATTATATTAATATTATGAAAACAGTAATTCTTGGTGATTCGCATGGAAGAGATTTGTGGAAACAAATCGTTGAAATTGAAAATGATGCTGACCGCATTATATTTTTAGGAGATTATTTTGACTCATTTGACATACCAGGTGTAGTTCAATTACAAAATTTTCTAGACATAGTTGAATTTAAAAAGAATTCAGATAAGGAAGTAATATTGTTGTTTGGTAATCATGATTATCATTACATGCCTGGTTTTACAGGTTATGGTTATTCAGGTTATCAATCAGGAATGGCTTATCAGTTTAGAGATGCTATTGAACAAAACTTAGAACATTTTCAAATGGTTTATTTATTCAATGATGTTTTATGTTCGCATGCGGGTATTAGTCCTGAATGGTTAGAAATGTCATTTGGTAAACCTAATGATGAATCCGGACATAACTGGAATATTGATATAATAGATGGTATCAAACATGTTGTTGAATTAATTAATGATCATTTTAAATATAAACCATCAATATTTGAATTTAATGGTTTTAATGGTTATGGTGATAACACATGGCAAACACCTATTTGGATTCGTCCTAATTCATTATTGAAAGCAAATAAAAAAGATCCTAGGTTGAAAGACCAAATAATTCAAGTAGTAGGTCATACAGGTGTTAAAGATATCTTCAGTTCTGTTTTAGCAACTGAAAAATCAATGGGTGGTAGATATTATTTGAATGATGCTATTGAATCAAGAGGTTATTTAGTTCATGAGAATGGTAAATTTATCCCTAAAGAAGTAAGTAATGACACAGCAGGAGTTTGAACTAAATAGACAAAAATGGATCAAAGAATGGGCTGATAAATGGAGATTACTTGATATTGATTTTGAAGCTTATATGCTTATGCAAGGTATGAGTCCAGATGAATATAAAAAAATGAATGAAGAAAGTTGGAAAGTAAATAACAATGAAAAATAAAATTGATTGGGATAAAGTTAAAACAACTATTTACTTAGTTGTATGGTTGGTTTTAATGATAGGTATTCCTTATTTATTCCTTTTGTAACAATAGATTGGATCCTCGAAAGAGGATCCATATATTAAATAAAATAAGTTATGACAAAATTAAATAAAGAAACAGTATTGCCTTTAGCAGCAATGATGACAGGTAATGTTTACACGGAGGCGTTGAAACAATCTATGGAATCATTTGATTGGAGTGAAACAATGTATGCTAGATCATCTACACCAAATAGTCCAATGACTAAAAAGCAAGTTAAAGCAAGAGCTAAAAATAAAGCCGCTCGTAAAGCAAGAAAGAAAAATAAAAAATGAGCAATCAATATAAAATCACAATCACATTGTTGGATAAAGACGATAATACTCTTGTATCAACAGACGCTAAAATGACTCAAGACATCATTTTACATTTGGCTAAAATGCATAAAATAGATGGTTTGCAAGAACTATTTAGTATTGTTAAGGAACAATTCTTTGAACAAATGCAACAAAATCAAAAAGACCAAATAAATAACTACAATGAATAATCAAGCAGAACCATCATTACAAGCATCACAAATGTTTGACTTACAAGTTGAACTATTTTGGAAAACAATTTATAAAGGTCAAGATCTTGATTATGTTGATTGGGAATTACAAAAACATATTAAAAAGTTTGTCCACAAAGAAATCAATACAGTAATAAAAGCATTATCAAATGTTTTAGAAGGAGAAGAATTTAGCAATGCTTTAAAATATTGGAATGAAGTAAAAGAAGAAGTAGAAAAGTTATGAGACGTGAATTAGGTTTATTTGCTAGATGGATATTAAAACACTATGAAACATCTGATGTTGGTGGTTATTTTTGTTGGAGGGATCCAATGGGTAATATTGTAACTGAACAAGATATAGTTAACCACTACATAAAAGAGCAAAAACCAGAGGTAGTAGAAACAGAAGAACTACTAGAGAAGTTTGCAAACAAGATTAATAACATGCAAGACTTAGATCCAGAGTATAATGAGATTATCTCTCAAAACTTTGATTATCTAACTAGTAGTAAAAAACTTCCTCCACCTCCTCCTCCTAGTAGAGTTATGGTAAATGGTCAATGGATGGAATTACCTAAGAGCAAATAACCATGTTCAGTAAAGAAGTAGCTGGGAATAGAGAAAGGTATTTTGCTCTACAAGAAAAATACAAACAAATCATTGATGAGGCCTATAATGATTATTGTAGCACTTTTAATGATTCTATTGTGGAACCAAATACAAAAGAAGTGTTTATTGATAAATGTAAACATAGTATAGAGTATTCAACAAAGTGGGGGTTGAAAATTGAAGAAAAGAATTTAACCCGAGATGAACGATACGACTTAATGCCTTCTTTAATTGGCCATCATCCAGGAAATATTGCTATGAGAAAACAAATAAATAACTTTGAAAGTAACACCCCAGGGGTATCTTATCATGAAGAATGGTTAGACTCATTCTGGATGCCAACTAAATTAATCACAGTAACATACAACAATGAAATGATTGAAGCTTATGTTTATGAATAAAGCAAGAGAATATTCATCACCATTAATAAATGAATTATTGAATGAAATAACACCTGAGGAAATGGAGAAAACAAGACTGGAAATGGAAGCAATGATACCTAAGTTTAAAGTAGGTGATAAACTAAAGGCAATTGATTATGATAGAGAAGAATATGGTTTAGAATATGTAACCATTACTTCTATTAATGAGGAAAAACAAGTGTATCATTGGGAAGCAGATGAGGTAATGTTTGATATAGGAGGTAAAATTAGTTCAGGATATTTCTTTCACGAGGCAATAGAATATAAAGATGAAGTTGATATAGGTGAGATGATTAATGTTTGGATTGAGTATCATGGTTATCTTGATTTAGATACAGATGAGCAAGTGATTATTAATTTTTACAATAAAATAAAAGGAGATGTAAAATGAATGGACTGACAGTATGGTTATTGGGATTTTGGAGTGGAATTTTAATTAGTAAAGCAATTAACAGTAATAAAACACGGAGGTAAGTAAATGACAAATAATAAACAACAAACACCATTAGAATGGTTTGTAGAAAGAATACAAAGTGATAAAATATTCAACTTTGAAAATGTTTTACAACAAGCCAAAGAAATGGAGAAGGAGAGAATGATTGATTTTGTTTCTTGGATAGCAAATGCTGAATGGATGAGTATTTGGGTAGTTGACAAATGGATGTGGGAATGCCAAAAAGAAAATTCAAATACAACTTACAAAACACATAAAGAACTACTTGATATATACTACAACGAAACATACGGAGGTAACAAATGAAAGTAATAGAAATTAAAACGCTAAAAGATTTACCACTATATGGAAAATATGTTCTGGTAAATGGTATTGATGAATTACAATACGGGACAAGACAATGGCATGTATGTGAAATGAACGACCTTGAGGATGGAGTTGATTTTGAAAAAAATGGTAGTTTTTATTGGCTTACCGAAAGGGGGACTAAGATTACGCAAGTAACACATTGGGCTGAGTTGCCTATTTTAACTAAATTAACATACGGAGGTAATAAATGATAATATTAGCAGCAGTACTTGTATCTTGTCCTTTATGGTTAATAGCATCATATTTAAAAGACATAGTTAAACAAGGATATAACAAATGAAATCTCAATTAATGCAATTTAGATTGTATCGTAAATGGATAGGTGGTACTTATTATCTAATAGATACTTGGATTACACTTCCATTTTGGTCTGACAAACTAATAACAAGTTGTGGAGGTAAAGTACTTAAAATAGAAACATACAGACAATAAATCATATCAAAAATTTGAATGAGGGGGATGTGGATGAAGAAGAGGATGACGATGAGGAAAAAAACAATAACAGATAATAACAATAATAATAATCCAGGGACAATAACAATAACAACAACATGATAACATTAATCATAATCAGTTACATCATCAGTTTCATATTTACTGCTAGCACCATCCATCAGGGATGGAGTGAAAAGGACAAAGACCAATTCAACAGTGGATTAACATTTTTATTAGCGAGTGTGTTGATTGGATTTATAGCAGGATGGATAATAGTAGTAATGTACATCTGGTATAAAATTAAAGACCATTTTGATGAACACTTTAATGAATAAAGTAACAATGAATAAAATAGCATTTGTCCGTGTATTAACAATGTTAGATACATTAATGATGGTCTTGACTGATGATGAATTGGAGGCGTTAATAGACGAGTTAACAGTGTTATATGAGGTGTATAGTGATAAGGTGGACATGCGAATGGGTGACCAATCCGAATAATATGGATATCCAAATATTAGAATATAAATATGGTATGTGACCTGTTATGTAATATGGATGGGGTTTGAGAGATGGTGTGGTCTAACCCCTTTTCCGCGCGCGGCCAAGCCCTCGTACAGATAAAGAAGGATATACCTCTCGCGCAGAACGTTTGGCTCTCCGCGCCTGGGATGTTATATTAACGATATGGAAGAACAAGTTGTATACGAAAAAGAATATGGAGAGGAAACATACGGTGAGGTTAGATTGAGAGATGGCATTTACAGATGTTATGCAACATCACAATTCGGAGGTGAGTTTAATCAAGAAGGTGGTGAATATGACAATATAGAAGAAGCAATTAAATTTATTGAATCATTAACTTAAAACAGATTTGGCCTCCCAGGATCAAGATGTTATATTTACGGAGTAATAGGAAATAAAAACAAAATCTTAACCAACGTATTGGGGTTTAAATCCCGTTAGGCTCTGGTTAGGACAGTCAGGTGGCGGAATGGTAGACGTATTAACTCACTGAGATGACTTCAATTCGAGAAAAGATTTGCAGGTTCGAATCCTGTCCTGACTACAAACATGTAAGAAATTTATCTTGCATATATTTATTATCGTACAACAGGTACAATCAGTAGCCCCAGACCCGCTAGATGCGTATAAGAATGTCGACCGTGGAGCCCTCAGTATTAAGCCTTGAGTACACAACCACATACAAAAACAAAAAATATGCCCGTAAGGGCTTTCGGTGTCTCTCCTTAACCTCTTGTTTGGCTCTGTGGGACACAGATGTTATATTTATGTCATAATAAAAATAAATAAAGGTTATGAAAAAAGTTATTATTGCTCCTGGAAATCGTGATTTGAGAATTTTGATGGATGAAAATTTTAAAGCAGGTAAAGGTACTTACCGCGTCATCACCAAATGCCAAGCCGGGTTTATGGTTTCAAGTGATATTGAAGCCGATAGCGCCATTGGAGCATTCAGACGTTTCAAGCCTAAAGCTATTCAATCGATTGCCTTTATAAGCCATGGTTACCCAATCACTGTTTATGCTCGTGCCGGTAAGAAGGTTTGGGCGAGTGAATGTTTCTTGAGTGAGGTGACTGTAGGTGATATTAATCAAGAATTATATAACACAGCATTATATGGCCCAGGCCAATATAAGTCAGTTAATGCTAAAACATGGGCCGATAAAGCTTATGTAATGAATGAGGAGGTTAAATAATGTTTGGCCTCCCCAATCCAGGATGTTATATTAACATTATAAGATAATAAAGGTTATGAAAATGATAATGTATAAAGATTTGATTAAACAAGCTCATCAGCTAGGTATTCACACCAAAGGATTAACTTATTCACAAATACTTAAACACGTACAAAATAAACAAAAATAAAGGTTATGATGAAAAAAATTGATTTTAGATTTGTATTAGGAGCCATAGCATGCTTTGGATTATGTTATAGCTTAGTTATGGGTAAGACAGGAATTGAATTCCAGGATGCCATAGCTGAAATGTTAATGTTCATTATATCATTTATAGGTGGATTGGTTTGTTTATCATTAATTAGAAAATAATAAAATGGAACATTTAGCATATGTAGAAAAACGAGCAATGGAATTATCATCTGCTGTTGGTTACCTTAGAGGATTTATGAATGGACATTTGTTATATAACAATCTTACACCATCACAATTTAAACTTGGATATGAAACATTGACACGATCATATGAATTGGGAGGTGATTATATGGACCCGTTTGATATGGAACGATTGAAAAAACGCGCCGAGGAATTGGGTGTGGAAATTTAACACGAACCTTTATTTTATTATTATAATATGGTGGTACACCTGGTGGTGTACTGCCTATGTACAACATGTATATGTACGTACAACTTACCCACTATATACCACGTGCGTTATTATCCATACCGGTGTGGCTATATGGGAAAAGGGACTTAGATCGCCCTTCACATAGTATATAACTATAGCAGGTCGACAGATATATACTTATATCCCCCCCAAAATGAATCACAAAGTCCATATATGGGAAATTTTTTAAAAAGCCAAAGGACCAAAAGAAGATCTCTTAAAAAGAAGTTTGGCTACCCAAGAATATATACGTATATTTATGTCATAATAAAGGTTATAGAATCATGAAAAAATCACAAATAGAAAAAGTAAAAGTAGGAGAAGTATTTATAGTTTCACCTCATCATAGTTTATCAAATCCAATACCAATATACGGAATTGTTATTGCTATTAAATGGTATATAAAAACAAACGCTTATGTTCATATGCATTATTGTGATGCAGATGGCAACCGTATTGGTAGTGGTGCAACAGTTAAAACTTTGAGTAAATTAGTAAAATTAAACAATTTGTAAACAAATAACAATCAATAGATTTATAATATACGGAGGTAACAAATGAGCAACAATAAACAACAAACGGCAGTAGAGAAAGCAAAAGAACTGGTTGAAAAATTCGAACAACTATACAATTACACATCACAAGCCAATATGTTATGCGAATCAACCGCTAAGCAATGTGCGATAATTCATGTCAATGAAATGATAAAAAAATTAGTAGAGTTGTCTGATAATAAATTCACATATCTTAATGATGTGATGCATTATCAAGAAGTAAAACAAGCAATAGAAGCCTACGGAGGAGATAACAAATGAAACTATACACAGAAGAAGAAGTAAAGCAAATGCTAATCAAAACAGATATGTTCACACCACTGCATATTGACCATATTATGAATGAAACAACACCCATTGAACTACCAAGTGATGAGGATATAGAATCAGAGGCAAGATTTTATGAAAATTATAATGAATGTATGGATGAATTAGAATCTGAAATAGCATCAGGAAGATATGGGTTTGTAGATGGTGCAAAATGGATGCGTGATAAAATACAAGGAGGTAACAAATAATGGAAATATTTTTTTTAGGATTAGGAGTAGTTGTAGCAATGGGAATGGTTACAATTGGTTATGCTACAAAAAGACAAGACGGTAATTCAACTGCAGTTGTGTTTAGCATAGGTTTAGCTTTACTTTTCTTTAGTTTGCTTGGATTAGGAATTTGTCTTGGTAATCTTCCACATGTGGTGAAAAAGAAAATTGAGCCTACTGTTAGGGTAGAATGTGTTAACGGTACATGTGATACAATTTACATGTATGAATTTAAAGAAGATTAAACCTCTTGTTTGGCCTTCCAAATTCAGGATGTTATATTTACCGAGTAATAAAGGTTATAAAATCATGAAAAAAGAAGAAATTTTAGAAAGTTTAGAATCACTTAAAAAAATGTTAAACAAAATGTTAGTTGAAGGTGAAGCTAAAGGTAAAGAAGTTAGCGTCGCTTACGAATGTGGTATCTACATAGGAACTATTAAAGCTACAATTAACGAACTAGAAAATATTTTAGGAAAATAAAATATATAGTCAGGTGTCGGCAGTCCTATCTATCGGGGTTCGAATCCCACTAGAAACGGTGATAGAACGGATAACAGGTTCGAGTCCTGTCCTGACTACAAAAATAAAGATTATGATAAAACATATTAAACGTTTTTTATTTTCATTTACTAAAGAAGGAATTGAACAACAGAGAGTCCAAATGTTACAACAAAATTGTAAACATGAAAGATGGAATATGGATAAACAAATTAGAACGATAGAATGTAAATCCTGTGGTTTAAGAGCATGGGTTGATGATTATACCAATCTATATTAAAATAAAAATAGTCAGGTGGCGGAATTGGTAGACGCAGTAGGGAGAGCCAAAGAGGTATCTACGAAAGTTATAGGTTCGAATCCTGTCCTGACTACAAAATGAAGCCTCTCCTGTTTGGCTTCCGTATATCCAGATGTTATATTTACCGTATAATAAGAAATAAAGGTTATGTATAGAATTAATGAAAATTTAAGCAAAGAAGAAAATTTAGAGTTAGCTAAAGCTTACCAAGAACAAGCCAAAGATATCGTAGAACGATTTGATGCTATTGTAAAAGAAGCTAATAAGTTTTGCCCCGGAAATACTTATGGATTAAGTAAATCACAATTAGTTAAACACCAATCACCAACTGAAACTAGAAATAGATTATCTAATTGTGTTACTGCTGAATGGTATGTTAAATCTGTTTTTTCAAACAGAGAAAGGGAAGCCAAAGAAAAAGCCGAAAAGGAAGTCGCTATTGAACGCACCAAAAAATTGGAAGCCGAAAAATCACAGTTGCTAAACGAAGCTATTGCATTTTGTTTAGGCAACGGTAAGTTGTTTGGAACTGATTTCATTGTTGAAAATGCCATCCAAGTAGCTAATGACATTGCTTTCCAAGCTAAAATTAAATTACGCAACGAGGAAATCGGAGATGGTTACATTGGCTTTAGTGGCCAAAACTGTGAAGATGAATGTGCAGGATGGAATCCACAAGACAGAAGATGTGAATGTGGTAACAGAAGAGTATCTTGGACTAATGAATATTCTGATTTTAGGAACATGGAAATTTATGCTGAAGCTTGGTAAGGGGTTTGGCTTTACCAAGTTCGGATGTTATATTTACCGTATAATAAGAAATAAAGATTATGACAAGAGTTAGTGTAATTATTAAAAGCCACTTAAATGATGCAATGGTTGAAATGGATTCTAATCCAATTTTAGCACAAAAACGTTTACGTTTTGTAAAGTATTTGGTTCATATGTTTCCTGACACCAATACTAGAATTGATGAGGATATTGTTTATCAACAATTTAAATTAGGAGATAAATAATATGAAAGATTTTATACTATTTGAAGAAGCATTAGAGTTAAAGCAACTTGGATTTGACGAACCTTGTTTTACTGTCTACAACAATAGTAATTTAGTTAATTGGTGGGAAGACGCTGAACCTGTAAATAATAGTCAAATAGTTGAAGGATTTATCACAGCACCAACCTACTCACAAGCATTTAGATGGTTTAGAGAGAAGTACGATTTATTTATAAGCATTTTCCATTATGAAAATGGTTACTCTATAAACGATTTAAGAAGATTTGATACCTACGAAGAAGCAGAACTTGCTTGTCTCAAGAAGTTAATTGAAATAGTAAAAGAAAATGCAAACTGATCTAATCACCTTAGATGATGAGATGTATCAACAGCTTAAATCCATGTGGCAAAGCAAGGATGATGGTGATAAGGCCTTATTTAAAGGTATTATTGTAAATCAACTTAACCATAAGGATCTACTAACAGAATATTATGCTCATTTATTAGTTGGTGTTATACACCCATCATTAACAAACCAAGAACATTGGATTATGAAAAGATTTAATTTACAAATGAAATTATGGAGCCAAGGAATTACACCCAAGACGCTATCAATATAATTAAAAAATGCCCCCAATGTATGGCATCTGTTAAACAAAAACCATGTGATGACTATCAAGCGCGGTTTGGAGCGTTTATACGCGTTAGACATGGTATTATAACCACTAACTTGATTGATTGGGCAACTGTGGCGCAAACCATAAACTCTCAATTATAAACAAATATAGTAAATATTTGGTTAGTTTCAATAGACGGTATATGTGGTATATGTGTATATACGGATAGATAGATAATAGTAGGGCAAGCAAACTTTGCAATGGATAAAGGATTAGTTATAGATGCAACAATGTGGGCTCAATTAGAAGAAATGTTTTTCTATGGAACTAAAGAAGATGTTCATCTAGCTGTAGGTATTATTGCTGAATGTGAACTTGAAAGTTTTGGTCCAATAGGATGTTGGTATATGAAACAAATTCATGATTATGTTTTAAGTAGTGAATTTGAAAATGATGTTCATATTTTTATAATTAGGACTGTCCAATGGCTTAAAGATACAGAAGCTTGGAAGAAGATGCGTAAAGAGGAAGAACTGGTTTGGCCTCCGAGGATGTAGATGCTATATTTATGTCATAATAAAGAAATAAAGGTTATGCAAAACGTAGAAATTAAAAGAAAAAAAGGTCGTCCAAGTACTAAAAATGTAACTTACACTCCATCATTGATCGACTTTTCAAAAGTAACTAAACTGAATAGATTAGATATCGATCCTAGAATGATGAACACCTTCAAATCAGGATTAAAAATTGATCATTTGATTTCACATGAAGGAGGTATTCCAGCCGCAACTAACATTATGATGATTGGTGATCCAGGAGTTGGTAAAACAACTGTATTGTTAGATGTTTTAGCATCTGCTCAAAATAAAGGAGCTAAATGTTTGTTTATTTCTGGTGAAATGGGTAAAAAACAAATGTTTAAATACACTCAAAGATTCCCACAATTTGGTGTTATTAATACTTTGTTTATGCAAGATTATTTAGAGTTCAATACTAAAGATGTTATTGAACAAGTTTTGGATGGTGGTTATGATATCGTTTTGATTGATAGTGCTGCCGAAATTATTGATGGTGTTAGAGACGATAATAATTGGGATCGTAAAATGGCTGAATCATGGTTAGTTGATGTTTGTTCTAAAAACAATAAAGGCGAAAATAAATCAAAGGCTTATACTTCGTTTTTATTAATTCAACAAGTTACTAAATCAGGTGTATTTGCCGGTTCTAATAAATTGAAACACTTAACTGATGCAATGGGTGAAATGAGAAGAGAAGCAGAAAGAGATGGTGGTGCTACTTATATTAATTTCACCAAAAACAGAAATGGTGTTGTAGACACTAAAATGTATTATGAATTGAGTAATAATAAAATTATTTACGGTTCTGTAGTAATTAATAAGGAGGCTTAATCTGTTTGGCCTCCCAAATTTCCAATGTTATATTTATGTCATAATAAAGGTTATGAAAAACGATATAAACACTACAATCAAACAATTTTTAAAAATTACTTTCCCTAAACAATTTATTTACTACAACAATCCAAAATCAATCAAAATTCAATTACCAAATTCAATTTCCGAATCTTTAATTACTTTTTTACAATCTCAAAATATTGAATTTACTTCTACCCAACCCGAATATATTATTAAAAATTTGTTTTATATAAAAAATATGACTCAAATTGTAATTAAAAAATAAAACATTATATTAATCAAATAAATAATAAAAGTTATGAGTAAAAAAGATCTTATTTCAATCAACGTAAACGAACTTAAAGAATTTTTAGGCCACATTATTTCAAATAATCAATTTTTGCAATCTCAGGGTAAGTCACCTGTTAGTGTAGAGGTTATTGGTGAAAGTGGTATTGGTAAAACATCTGCTATTATTCAATTAGCAAAAGAACAAAATTTAAATTTTGTTAAACTAAACTTAGCCCAAATTGAAGAAATTGGTGACTTGGTAGGTTTTCCAATTCGTCAATTTGAAGTAGAAATGAATAATGAAAAAACTTGGGTTGACGAACATGCTTTTGATGAGTATATGAAACTTGGTTATAATTCAACTGGTTTGAATCGTATGAGTTATTGTCCGCCTGAATGGATTTCTGGTAAAGAAGAAGGTGGTATTCTATTATTGGATGACTGGAATAGAGCTGATGTTAGGTTTATTCAAGCTGTAATGGAACTAATTGATAGACAACAATATATTAGTTGGACATTGCCTAAAAATTGGCATATTATTTTAACTGCCAATCCTGATAATGGAGATTATTTAGTTAATAGTATCGATAATGCTCAAAAAACTCGATTTATTAGTGTTCAATTAAAATATGATATTGATTGTTGGGCTAAATGGGCTGAGGAGAACCATATTGATGGTAGATGTATTAACTTCTTATTAATGCATCCAGAATTAGTTACTACTGAAGTAAATAGTAGAAGTGTATCTATGTTCTTTAATAGTATTTCATCTATTAAATCGTTTGATGAGAGTTTACCTTTGATTCAGATGATTGGAGAGGGTTCAGTTGGTTCTGAGTTTAGTAGTTTGTTTACTATGTTTATTAATAATAAACTAGATAAAATGATTACTCCTGAGAATATTATGAAACAGGATGAAAAGTATGTTACTAATACTTTAAAGTCTTTAGTTGGTAAAGATAGTAAATATAGAGCAGATATTGCATCTACTTTATCTACTAGGATTGTAAACTATTTAGATATTTTTGCTAAGAATAATCATGTTGAGAAAGATATTATTGATAGAATCTCAACTTTAGTAACTGAGGAAATTTTTACAACCGATATTTGTTATAATATGGTTAAATCTATTTATAATAATAATATGAATAAATTTAAACCTATGATTATGAATAAAGATTTGGTTAAATATATAATGAAATAAGATCGACATTGGGGGTTTGGCTATCCAAATCCCCTTTGTTATATTAAAATAAATAATAAAAGTTATGATAGTAAAAAATAGTATTTCTCCTAGATTCTCCCGTTATAATAATCATGGGTATTTTTATCTTTCTTATAATGATGTTGATAGTTATAATTTTTATAATGAGGAAGAGTTAGAATTTCATAAAAATAAATTAGTTACTCTTTTAAATAATGAAGGGAAAGGAACAATAAAAAAAGTTCTTTATGTAGGTAAAGCCTCAAATATTCCTCGTCATAAAATCAAAGCATTCATTTCAGAGAATAAAATCAAAAAAACATCCTTAATTGAAAGTTCAGATACTGTCATCTTTGATAAAAAAGTTATTAAAGATGTTTATGATTGGTTTAATAAATCTGTTGAAAAAAAAGTAGCTATTGTGCCTCTTACACAAAAAATAATAGATGGCATGCTTCAAAATAATAAAGAGTTTGCTCAAACCACCGGTAGAAATAGTAGTACTCCTGATTTGAGAAATAAATTTAAAAATAAAGAAAATGTTGTTATATATGAGCAGGAGTATAATAATCTTACTTTACAAGCTCAAGCTATTTTTGGTAATTTAAATTGGGAAAATTATTATGAACAATCTAATTACCGTGTTAAAAATTTAAGAGAAATTTATGAAACACTTGAATATTATTTTAAAAATCCCCACGGTAATGTTATTTGGGATGATGTTGTTTTAGATACTCTTAATAATGATGGTATTGATTTAAATGAAGAGTATTTAAGTACATTAGATAGTATGTTCAATAGTGGAGATAAAGAACATATTCAATTAGCATTAGAAATGTTAAATAATGTTAATTTAGAAAAACATGGTTTAACAGTAGCTCTTCTTTTAAACAAATATAAAGACACTTCAGGACTAAGTAAAAGTAATAGTAGTAATAATGCTTTTAGAACTTTAGATCGTTATTTCTTAAATAAAGAAATTGATTGGAGAAGTGATTATAGACATTTTAGTGCTGGTTTATATAAAAACTATTCTAATAATACAGAACAAAAAGAAATAATTGAAAAATTTGTTTTAGAAAATATTAACACATACTTAAATGACTTTAAAGGAGGAGTTATAAGTATACAAATAGATAATTTTGAAATTAGTTTAAAAAACAAATAACAGATTTGGCCTTTGGGCCATTTTTTGTTATATTAATATAAATAGGTTATGAATAATACATACGAAGAAATTGCTAAGTGTTCTAAGCAACTAATGCTTAAAGAACCATTTTATGGTTTGTTTTTAATAGGTCTAAATAAAGAATTAGATAAAAGTATTTTAACAGCTTGTGTTACTCCTGATAAGATTAATGTTAAATTAAAAGTTAATCCTGATTTTTGGAATACATTAGATGATAAAACTAAATTAGGAGTATTAAAACATGAATTGCTCCATATTTGTTTTTTCCATTTAATTAATTGGGATCGTTTTGAGAATAAGAAAATATATAATATGGCTGCTGATTTAGAAATCAACCAGTATATTAATAACGATATGAAAGGAGATATGTGGGATGGTTTAGAAATTTTTAATTCTCCATTTAAAGAACTTAATTTAAAAGAAAGACAAGGTACAGAGTATTATTATAAGGCCTTAATGCAAGATATTCAGGATAATCCAGAAGGAGATATAGCTAAAATGGCTAATGATAATGGTTTTGAGATGGATTTAGAAGGATTGATGGAGGGTATGAGTGAGGCAGAAAAGAAATTAATTGCTAAACAAATTGATCACCAATTAAAAGAAATTGCAGAGAATAATAAAGGTAAAGGTAGAGGATTTGTACCAGGTGAAATGCAAGATTATATTGATAGTTTATTTGAAATTGTTGAACCTGTTATTGATTGGAAATCATATTTAAGACGTTTTAATAGTATGTCTACTATGATTTATACTAAAAAAACAAGACGTAAACCAAATAGACGATTTGGAGTTGGTCCTGCTTTAAAAATTAAACAAAAGAAAAGAACATTAGTAGCTATTGATACTTCAGGTTCAGTTAGTAATGAAGATTTATTAGAATTCTTTAATGAGATTTACCACATATATAAATCAGGTACTTATGTTGATATTATAGAATGTGATGCTTGTATTCAAAGAGTATATGAGTATAAAGGTGAAAGAAATGAAATTAAAGTACAAGGTAGAGGTGGTACTGATTTTGAACCAGTAATGGTTTATTTAGCCGAAAATAAAGATAAATATGCTAATTTAATTTATTTAACTGATGGTGAATGTACTGCTCCTAATACTCAACCAATGAAACCTATGTTATGGGTTCATAGCTCAGGCCATAATATAAATGAATCATTACCTGGTGCTAAAATTAGAATTATAAGGTAAATGGAAGATAAATACTTTGGTAAAACAAAAGAAGAATTTATTGATTTTATAACTGATATGCTTATGACAGATAATGCTTTAGCTAATAATATATTAAATGAATATTTTAGTGATGAAACAACAGAATGTTGGAATTTTAGAACCTCTATTGTTGTTGAATATTATATTAAAAAACAAAAAAAAGAAAAAAAAAAAATAAATGGAAAAATTTATAATTGAAAAAGAATTAGTTGATGGCTTTGCCGACGTCATTAAAAGTGCTGATAAAGATGGTATTAAAATGGCCTTAGATATTATCTCTAATAGAGACACTGAACATAAAGAAAGTGAAAAAAACTTTCTAGAAATAATGAATAAAATCATTAAAGATACAGAGTTATTTCCTGTAACTGAAGTATGGATTATTAAATTAGGAGGCCGTATTCTGACTTGTAAAGGCCAATCAGGATTCGTTTCAGAATCAGATGCTAAAAGACAATTGTCTCTCCATCTAACAAGACTAATAGGTTCTAAAAGTAAACATTATGATAATGAAAGTTACAGTCGTAGGTTTACTCCTTACCAAATTGCTTTGAGACGAATTTTTAAATCAGGAAATGATTTGAGAAATTTTTTAATTAAAAATGGTTTAGTAGAAGTTGTTAGTATTAAATACTGATATGAAAGAAATAATAGAATTAAATAGATTACCTGGAAAATATGAGGATGTAATTCTACCAATGATGTTTACAAATCCTAAATTAACTTTAGGAGGCAGTTTAGCATTATATATTTTAGGTTTAATAAAGTATAATTTTTCAGGTCGCACTCCAGATATAGATTTTAGTTTAACTGAAGCTTTAGATGAAGAAGATTTGACTTGGTTAATGAATTTTTTTGAATTAAAACCAGCATCCAAACCAGCATATGATAATGTGGAATTTAATACTGAGAATTTAATAGATCATGAATTAATTTTATTAGAAAAAGATATAGAAATAGATTTTATTAATTCAGATAGTAGTTGGGAAAAATATTTTAAAGTAGATATATTTAATAAAAATTATTTACCTAAAAAAGATTGGTTTGAATTAGATTATTTTGGAACTAAAATAAAAATGACTCACCCAAGTGTTATTTTTGCTGCTAAAATGAAATATGCTACTGATCTTAAAGTAGGTAAACAACGTAAACATTTTGATGATATTCAAAATATAGATTGGGATAATTATTTTAAAACTATCAGACATATTAAAACAGAAAATGAACAATATAAAGAAATTAGTAGTGATGCTTCTATTCAAGATGTTTTTAGTTTTAGAATAAAAAAATACTATTTTGATCCAGTAATGGACATATATACACCTATTAGTAATTCTGTAGATTTGCCTTTTTAATATATTTATAACATATGGCGAATATCGTACTTTTAAGTTGTACTAAATCAAAATTAGACAAACCAGCTCCAGCTAAAGATATGTATTCACCTTCTCCTATGTTCCAAAAAACAAAGGCGTATGGTGAAGCACTTAAGCCTGATAAAATGTTTATTTTATCTGCTAAATATGGTTTATTACCTATGGATAAACAGATTGAACCTTATGATTTGACTTTGAAAACTATGAAAAAAGATGAAAAAGACAAATGGGGTGAAATGGTAAAACAACAAATGGGTAAAGCGGGAGTTAATCCTCAATCAGATAAATTTACTTTTCTAACTGGTTCCGAATATATGAAACCTCTTGAATCATTTATTCCAGAAGGTAACATTGAAAAACCTATGGAAGGTAAGAGAATGGGTGAAAGATTATCTTGGTTAAACTCACAAGCTCAAAAATTAAAAGAATTTATTCAAAATTTAAAGAAAACTATTTATGAAATTATCCGCAAATAATTTACACGAGTACATTCAGCTATATTTAAACGATGTTGAAGACTATGATTCTTCAGAACAATACATGTTGGCTGAAAACGTACTTAATCCGGTTAAAAACCTTATATTAGAGTCAAATACTGATCCTATGACAATGTTATTAGAAATGAGAAACGTGGCTAATAACGCTGATAAGGCGGTTATAGAAGACTTTATATTGTATTTAGGTAACGTTTAAAAACCTCCCTTCACCTCTTTAACCTCTTGTTTGGCTCACCAGGAACCAAATGTTATATTTATGTCATAATAAAAAATAATAAGAGTTATGTTAGACATTAGAAACACAAATTTCATCACTAAATCAGAAATTAAAAATCGCGCTAAATCAATTTTTACAGAAACAGGCGCTCCAAATGTAAGTGATAAATACGCTCACATTTCAACTGAAAAAATCATTGATGATATGGAATTGTTAGGTTGGGGAGTAGTAGATGCTAAAGAAGTTAAAGCACGTAAAGGTATTGGTTTCCAAAAACACTTAGTTGTGTTCCGTAATAATGAAATTCAGATCACTTCAGAAGATGGTGATAATGTTTATCCACAAATTCTATTAACAAATTCACATGACGGTAAAAATGCATTTACTTTCACAGCTGGTTTGTTCCGTATGGTTTGTGAAAATGGTTTGGTTGTTTCAAGCCGTGAATTTGAAAATATGAAAATTCGTCATTACGGTTACACGTTTGAAGAATTACAAGAAGTGATTAAAACAATGGTTGAAAAATTACCATTGACAGTTGAATCACTTAACAAATTCCGTTCTGTAGAATTAGGTCAAGAACAAGCACTTGATTTTGCTAAAAAAGCTTTGTTAACTCGTTTTGATGAAAATGAATTAGAAAACATCAAAATTGATTTTAATGATTTACTTACACCAGTTCGTAAAGAAGATAAAGGTTCTGATTTATGGTCTGTGTATAATGTAATTCAAGAAAAATTAACGCATGGTATGTTTAACTATGGTTATGGTAATAAAGTTCGTAAAGCTCGTAAAATTAAAAACTTTAATAAAGATTTAGAATTGAACGAGAAATTATACGATTTGGCACTTGAATACGTTCCCGCATAAAGGGAATGTATTTAAGTTTGGCAATTTGGAAGTTCTTTTATATATTTATATCAATAAATAATTGCCGCGGTGGGGAAACAGGTAGACCCGCAAGACTTAAAATCTTGTTCGCCGAAAGGTGAGTGCCGGTTCGATTCCGGCCCGCGGTACAAAAATAAAAAATTATAATATTTATACAAAATGAAAAAAGTTATTTTAGCGATCGCAGTAATGTTTGTTTTAGCTTCTTGTGCTAACAACACTTCAGAATCAATTGATATTGATTCATTGTCAGCTGATTCTATCACCGTTGATACGATTTCAGTGGACACTACAGGCACGGACAGCCTTTAATTGTCCTTTAAGCTTCTGTAGTTTAGCAGGTAAAACTTCGGATTTGTAACCCGACGTCCCCAGTTCGACCCTGGGTGGAAGCTCAATAATGCGATAGTAGCTCAGTTGGTAGAGCATCACCTTGCCAAGGTGAGGGTCGCAGGTTCGAACCCTGTCTATCGCTCAGAATGTTGAGAATGGGAGCTTATTCCACAACAACCACTGCAGTGGTAAATAAGTGCCTGCGGGTGTCGTATAATGGTTTTATTATATTAGACTTCCAATCTAAGGATGAGAGTTCGATTCTCTCCACCCGCTCCAAAAAGAAAAAAAAAAGAAAAAAAAATTTAATATAGTTTGGCATTTTGAAATTCCTTACATATATTTATAACATATTAAAAAACATAAAAAAATGAAACATTGTCAGTCATATCAATTTAGTCTTAAAGCCGCTTGGATGAATCGTCCGGTGTCTGAAGATATTAGATTGAATGGGCTTATGATGTGATGTTTTTGAAACATATTGAAACACAAAGTAAGCCCGGTTCACAAGATCGGGTTTTTTTAGTTCTTTGACATATGAGAAGCAATGCGACGGTAGCAAAGATGGTCAATGCGCTGGACTGAAAATCCAGTCATGCAGGTTCGAGTCCTGCCCGTCGCACAAATAATATCGTGGGGTAGAGGAGGCAGGTTTATCTCATCCGCCTTGGACGCGGAGGCACGTGGGTTCGAATCCCACCTTCACGACAAAAAAAATCGTATAATGTGAAATGCGCAATCACAGCAGGTTAAGCGATATCCTGCATTATGACTTCGTAGCTCAATAGGTTAGAGCACCTCACTTTTAATGAGGGGGTTTCGAGTTCGAGTCTCGACGGGGTCACAAGCTGTTATGCTTCAGAAGTGCTAGTTAGTGAAACACCTAATTGATGAGCCCATCAAAAAGTGAGTAGTTTTTGTAGTAACTACTTAAAATTAAACTACAAAGTTCTTTCCTTAACTCAATTGGCAGAGTGCTCTCTTTACATGGGAGGAGTTATTGGTTCGAGTCCAGTAGGAAAGACAAAAAATGCCAGTATCGCATAGCGGCAATTGCAAGGGACTGTAAATCCCTCCTCTTCGGAGTTCGTAGGTTCGAGTCCTACTGCTGGCACTAATTAGATGAAAGACACTTCAGAGATGGTTGACAGGAATCGGCGTTAGCGGTTCTAATAAGTGTTTTTTAGTATGAAGTACAAATACTAAATAGTCTGATTATTTGGAGATATAGCTCAATTGGTTAGAGCACTTGCCTGATACGCAAGGGGTTATAGGTTCAAGTCCTGTTTTCTCCACAACTAAATGGTGTATGTAGCTCAGAGGAAGAGTATCCGCTTGTGACGCGGAAGGTCGGGATTTCGAAATTCCTCATACACCCCAAATTGGAGAGTAAAACAGTAAGGTTGCTGTCACCGCCTGCTAAGCGAGTGGTACTTTCGGGTATGAATTTCGACTATTCTGCTCTCCGCTATGTAAAACTATTTATAAAAAACAGATTATGAACTTCAGGACTCTATCAAACAGAAAAACAGTTGACTTAGTTGACTATGTTAAAGCGTATTTAAACGACAATCCCGACACAGAATTGTTAGTTGGGTGCGATTCGCAAAACTATGCATATAACACGACATATGCAACTGTAGTTGCACTTTATAAACCAAAGGGCGGCGCGCATGTTTTATTTAATAAGGAAATTTTACCTATTGAAAGAACAAGACAAGTACGTTTAATGAATGAAGTTTGGAAATCTATTGAAGTAGCAGAATTATTAAAAAATTCAGGTTTACCTCAAGTTAAATATATTGACATAGACATCAACCCAGACAAAAAATATAAATCAAATGAAGTGTTAAGAGCAGCAGTTGGTTTAGTTGAAGGTATGGGTTATACAGTTAGATACAAATCAATGGGTGTAGCTGCAACTTACGCCGCAGATATGTTAGTAAAGTAACTAACACGGTTCCTTAGCTTAATGGATTAAAGCACTTCGCTACGAACGAAGAGAGTATAGGTTCGAGTCCTATAGGAACCTCAAAATATGGTCAGTTGTCCGATTGGTAAGGTGTGGCTCTGCAAAAGCCTTTATATAGGTTCAAATCCTATACTGACCTCAAAAATACGAGTGTGGTGAAATGGTATCATTTTGCTCTCCAAAAGCAAAGTTGAGGGTTCGAATCCTTCCACTCGTGCTCGAATGTTTTTTATGTTCTTTGACATATTTATTATTGATGGTAGATATCAAAAATAATTTAGAAAAAATTTTATCTGGAGAGATAAAATTACAATATTGTGCTTCTATAAGAAAACATATATTATTAAATAATATATTTGATTATAAATGTAATAAATGTGGAATTCATGAATGGATGGGACAAAAAATTACATTGGAAATAGAACATAAAGATGGAGATAATTGGAATAATAAAAAAGAAAATTTAGAGTTTTTATGTCCTAATTGTCATTCATTAACATCTACTTTTAGAAAAAAGAAAAATAAAAAACAAAAAAATATAATAAGTGATGAAGAAATAATAGAAGCATTAAAAAACAATAAAAACATAAATCAAACATTGGTATCTCTAGGAATGGACAATTCAGGAGGTAACTATAAAAGGGTAATCAAAATATGTCAGAACAATAAAATAGAAATACCTAAAATAAAAAGAGAAAAAATAAAAAAAGAATCAGAATATGATAAAAAATTAACTGAAAGAATCAATAATATATTAAAAGCTAATATTGATTTTACTCAAAGAGGATGGAGATTGAAAGTAGAAGAAGTAACAGGAATCCAACCTCAAAGAGCAGATAAGTTTATTGTAAGATATTTTCCAGAATTAAAAGATATTTTATATAAACATAAAGATAAAAAAGAAGGTTAAAAGTTTTTAAAACAGGTTTGGCCTTCGTAAAACATGATGTTATATTTACGTCATAATAAAAAGAAATAAAAAGTTCTTTGACATACGAGAAACAAATGCCGAGGTGGTGGAAATGGTAGACACACCGGTCTTAGAAACCGGAGCCTTAAAAGCATGCGAGTTCGACTCTCGCCCCCGGTACAAAAATATTCACTCATAGCTCAGCGGTAGAGCAAGCGGCTGTTAACCGCTAGGTCATAGGTTCGAATCCTATTGAGTGAGCCAATAAATGCTCCTGTCGTCTAATAGGTTAGGACGCCTCCCTTTCACGGAGATAACGCGAGTTCGAATCTCGTCGGGAGTACCAAATCATGGGCAGTCGATTAATTAGCGGCAACTAATTTAAGTACTGTATGTGATCTGATATGTATGAGTAACTTGCCGGTGAAAGTATGTAACAGTTTTTCTTAAATGGTGTAAGATGGGTTAGCACACCGCGCGTAGCGGAGGCCGAGGTTCAAGTCCTCATGAGAAACAAAAAATATATTGCGGGGAAGATGAGCCGGTGCACACACGAGTCTCATAAGCTCGGACTAGGTGGGTTCAACTCCCACTCCCGCAACTATAAATTGTCCTTTAGAATAATGGCAGTTCACCTGACTTTGACTCAGGGCGTGTTGGTTCGAATCCAGCAGGGACAACAAAAAATAAATGGGCTTGCATGTACCAAGGCTAGGCGATTCTCCTTTGCACGGAGAGTGTGGTGAGTTCGATTCTCACCGGGTCCACAAAAACATAATATGGGTAGGTAGGATGTTAGTAGTCGTTCCCTAAATCACGGACTAACAAGGTAAAGCGTTCAGATTAAAAATTAGGTAAACGTTATTAAAGTAGTATTATGTTTTTATTTGGCTCGTTAGTAGAGATGGTTACAATGTCGCCCTGTCACGGCGAAGGTCACGGGTTCGAGTCCCGTACGAGCCGCCAAGAAAAGCAGTGAAGCTGTAATTGAGAGGTAGAGTGTTTTAAATACCAAAAAAGGGTTAATAGTAGGTAGGCGTCACTCATTGCACTCAATCAGTAACCCCGAAAGACCCGAAGCTTTTCTTATTACGGAAGTTTGGCAGAGATGGATGATTGCACCGGTCTTGAAAACCGGCATACCAGAAATGGTATCGGGGGTTCGAATCCCTCATCTTCCGCAACTATGGTTCCATAGTTAAATGGATATAACAAGACTCTTCTAAAGTCTGGTTCGTGGTTCGATTCCACGTGGAACTACAAAAAGGGATGCTTACAGCAATTTTTTTAACTATCAAACTTTTAATTTGAAAACAGTAAAAACACAGCATCCCGTAACTTCTTAAGGGCTTCTAACAGCAACTATTAAAAACTCAAATTCCAAAATCATTTGACCGATAAAATAGAAGCCCGTAAATTTTAAAAATCTCTTTTAATATAGTTTGGCTATGTAAAAGATTTATATTATATTAATATTATAAAAGAAATTAAAAGGATTCAGACAGCAATTTTAAAAACTTTCATTGGTAGAAAAAATACGGAATCCTGAAACTTCTTGAGGTAATGAGTACAAACAGCAATTATTAAAGATACATATCAATTAATAATTACAAACTAACACCTCAGTCATCGACTCCCCTAGCCGGTGCACGTACTCAGTAACACCTCAAACGTTGGCTAGGAGTGGGTCATGGCAGAGGCTTAATTTAAAAAAAAGAAATAAAAGATATGAGCAATTTAATTAACGCAATGAGACAAAAAGATGCCTTTACTGCTAACGGCGCTTTAACAAACTCTACTTCTTTAAACGCAGTTGTAGATATGTTCTTTTTAGCAGGTGCTTCTCGTAGAATGTCAGAACAAGATATTATTAATGTGTTTGTAAAAGCATATAATGAAGACCCTAATTTGACTGTTAAATGTTTATTTTGGGCTCGTGACGTTAGAGGTGGTGCTGGTGAACGTAGATTCTTCCAAATCATCATGAATTATATCTCTTCTAAAGATGATAAAAATTTCATTAACTTATTAGGACATACTCCAGAATTTGGTTATTGGAAAGACATTTTTACTTTAACAACTCCAAATAAAGTTTTATTGACTTGGGTTGAAGAAGAACTTAATAAAGAAAATAATGGATTGTTAGCTAAATGGTTTCCACGTAGAGGTGTTTGGTTCTCTTCAATGCATAAGTTTTTAGGAATGACTCCAAAAGAATTCCGTAAACTAATTGTTGGAAAAACTAAAGTAGTTGAAACTGCTATGTGTAGTAAAGAATGGAATACTATCGAGTATTCTAAAATTCCATCACAAGCTTTCCAAAAATATAAAAGAGCATTTTTAAGAAATGATGAATCTAGATTTAATGATTTCATTGGTGCTGTTATAAAAGGTGAAGCTAAAGTAAATTCAAGTACTTTGTTCCCATATCAATTATACCGTTCATTCCTACAAGGTTTAGATAAAAATTCAACTATGGCTCAATGGATGAATTTACCAGATTATGTTGGTGAAGGATCATTTTTACCTGTTTGTGACGTTTCTGGTTCAATGATGGGTTTACCAATGGACATATCTATTTCATTAGGTGTTTACTTATCAGAAAGAAATAAAGGATTATTTAGAGATGCTTTTATTACTTTCTCAGAAGAACCAAAATTACAATATTTAACAGGTAATATAATTGAAAAATTTAATCAATTACAAAGAGCAGAGTGGGGTATGTCAACTGATTTAGTGGCTGTATTTGATTTAATATTAAATAAAGCAATTGAAAATAGATTACCTCAATCAGATTTACCAGAAAATATTTTGATTATCTCAGATATGGAATTTAATCATGCTTGTAGAAATAGAACTAATTTTGAAGTAATTCAAGATAAGTTTGAAGCTGCAGGTTATAAAATGCCAAAATTATCTTTTTGGAATGTAAATGGAAGAGAAGGTAACGTACCAGTATCAGCAGATACTAAAGATGTAGCCTTAATTTCAGGAGCTTCACCAGCAATCGTTAAAAACGTTTTAGAAGGTAAAGATTTCACTCCAAAAGGTATCATGTTAGAAACTCTAATGAGTGAAAGATATGAAAAAATTGTAGCTCTTTAATTAGAGCTACTTAACGGGCCTTTAGCTCAGTTGGTTAGAGCAGCGCACTCATAATGCGAAGGTCACAGGTTCAAGTCCTGTATGGCCCACAAGGAAGTTCTTTAACATATTAAAAAGAAAAGGAAAATAAAAAATGGAAATTACATCATTCGTTTTAGGTATGCTTACAATAACAGCTGTGCTTGCAATTGCAGTTGTTGTTTTAGGTATAGTTAGGATTTACAAACAAAAAGAACAAATTAAAGACTTACAAGACACATTAGGGTTAGTTGAACGAAATGCTAGCGATTGGGTTAGTAAATTAGAAGATCAAATGTGTAGGAATTTAGATGAAGTAAGACGAGAGTATTCATCTTATGTTGATTCAAGAATAGACAAGCTTCAGTCTAAAAAGGAGGCAAATAAATAATTTAAGTTAAACCAGTTAACGAACTTCCCAAATAAGGCCTGTCAGAAATGATAGGCCTTTTTTAATTCTTTTTCATATTTATCAATGTGAAATCATTCTGGTTCATCGTACTTTTATTGTTTCCTTTAACTCTGTGTTCTCAAATAAAAGTTGATAAAGCAGGAGATGGATGGGATTCTGTAGTTTATTCTGCTATTGATCTTATCAAAAAAACATCTCCACTTCATTATGCTGTATTAATGGAAACAACTCAAAATGTACAATTTTGGAAAGAAGATTATTCATCAAATAATTTAATAGAAGGAAAAGGTGTTATTGTAATTTCATCTCAAGACATTAAGTTAAACAGTTTAAATAATATAGCTGCTGCCTTAATACATGAGAGTTACCATTTAAAGTTTCTTAAGTATGGTCCTGATTTAACAGGTTATGAAGAAGAATATCAATGTTATTTATATGAATTAAAGTTTTTAAAGTTGTTGCCACAAGTAGAGCCCTATCTATTAGCGCATGTAAAAGAACAACTTAAACTTTGGAATATAAAATGAAAAAACTAATCTCTCTATTACTGACTGCAGTATTCTATTTAGGATTATCTGCTCAATCAGCTTCAACCTCTCCTGGAACAGGACATTGGGTTGTGATCGACTCAGGTTATCAAGTAGCTACTTCGACTACTGGAAAAACTGTTACTCCTCTTTATTTCTATAACACATCAACCAGTGAAAAAATCACAGGTATGCAGTTTAGAATCCACTACGACAAAACTGCCTTTGTTGGTGTTATTCCTTCATTAAAAATTTCTACCTCAGATCAATACTTACAATATACAGATGATAATGTAAATGGACATTTAACTGTTACTGTTGTTTATACAGGTACTAATTCTACATTTAATTATTCAAACGGTGCTACTTTTGATTTAACTTTTACTCATGCTTCAGATGCTGTTTGGAATACTTTAGATAGTATCAAGAGTTTAAAAGTTTCTGGTGTTGGTTCTTTCCCTAACTTAGCTTCAACTAATTTTGGTAATGATACTACTTTAGTAGTTTATTCTTACGGTGGTAGAATGAATCAGAAAATGTTAAGATTTGCTGGTAAATTTATTAACGTTACTGGAACAAATGCTAAAAACTTATGGGTTGCTTTAGAAAAGAAATCACCTACAGGAACTTGGACTCAAGTAGAAGCTAAATCTACTAATTCAAATGGTCATGTAGTATTCTTTAAAAACATTGATACTACCTATTGGGATGTTAGAATGACAATTAAAGGTGATACTATGACTCCTGGTTCAGTATTCTCAACTGCTGATGCTCAAAAAATTAACCAAGTAATGCTTTCTACCTATACTCCTAAAGGATTTGATTTTTATACAATGGATGTAAATGGAACAGATGGTAATATTACAATTGCAGATGTTTATTCAGTTTATGGAAGATTAGCAGGTAGATTCTCAACTTGGCCAAATGGTAAAAAAGATGTAATGTTCTTTACTGTAGCCGAATATAATGCAATCAATGGTTCAGCTACTAACTTAGTTGGTACTTATGGAACAAATTATAACTTAATTTATAATATCGATGGTAAAGATTCTATTACTTATTATGTAGCAGTTAAGGGTGATGCTAATGCGACTGGATTTAAAATGGCTCGTTTAACGCCTATACAAATTATAAATCCATCTAATGCTAAAAATTATATTATTGACAATACCGTTTCATATGATAACGTTATAGAAACTATAGAGGTTAATATGCCAACTGTTAATGTTGATGAAGGTAATTTAGTTAATGTACCTGTTAAAGTTTTAACTGGTGGTAAATCATTAGGCGCTGTACAATTAGAATTAAAATACGATACTGCTTTATTAGAATTTAAGAAAATTGATTTAACTGAAAAAATGTTAAATTGGACTTCATATACTAACCCTGATAATGGAGTTGTAGCTTTTGGTTCAGCTGATTTAAAAGGTGGTAATTGGTTATTAGATGGTGAGAAAGTAATGGATTTACAATTCGTTGCTAAAAAACCTCAATCAGAATGGGGTACCGCAGCTATCTGGACTGGTCCTAAATTTGTAGGAGGTACTAATGCTCAAGATATGAACATCACTCCAGCAATGGGAATTGTACAAGTTAGAAAAACTAAATCAGGTATTAATGTATTAGGAGTAGAAAAATTAATTTCATTCCCTAACCCAACAGATGGTGAAGTATTTATTGAATTCAGAGTAGACTACGATTCAGAAGTTGCTTTAAATGTAAATAATTTAATTGGTCAAAGAGTATTAGAGGTGTTAAATGAAAGAATGCCTGCAGGTGATTATAAGTACATTGCTAATTTAAATCAATTAGCTAATGGGATGTATATTATGACTTTACAAACTAGTACTACATCTAAGTCTCACAAAATATTTATCAACAAATAATGAAACTATTTAACTTTGGTAAACAAGAATATGTAAAAGTAGACGATAAAAATCGTTTCTATTACATGTTACAACAAATGCAATCTAATCGTTGGAAGATTACTTTAGTTGTATTGTCATTATTTTTCTTCATTATTTTAGGAATTAACTCTGCTGTTTTCTTTGGAGTAGCAATAGCTGAATCTTGGAAAGAATTATTACTTATTTTATTAGGTGCTTTCGTAGGTAACTTAAATAAAGTAGTAGATTACTGGTTCAACTCAGAAGATAGAGATAAGATGCTAATTCAGAAAGTAGATGAGGAAGATGGAGTATCATTGTCAAGCACATTAAATAATGAAAAATAATATGTCAGAAGAAAAAGAAGAAAGCGGTTTTAACGCTATTAAAAAAGCCGTTATCGGAGCAATTACCACGGGTGTTGCTGCCGGTGGCGCATGGTTAGCTGGTTTATTTGGTGGTGGAAGTGAACCTGCAGCAACTCCTGCAAACACTCCTGCTCCTGCCCCTGTTGTTGTAAACGTTCAGCAGACTCAAGAAAATAAACAGCAAGTAAAACAAAACTCTGCTCCTATGGTTATCAAAGAAAGAGTAATTGAAAAACCTGCTGAATCTAAACCTGCTGCTAAACCTGCTCAAAATGAAGAAGATCCTTGGTAGTCTTTTATTAGTATTACTAATAGCAGGATGTGGTTCTATGAAAACCACTACTGAAAAAGATGTAGTTGAAAAAGCAGATATTTCTACTGTTTCCGCTTATACCGATTCAACCAAGTATGCTGTTCAGGTATTAAGTATGGATATGTCTAAAGTACTAACTACTTATCCTGCTTTACAAGAAAAGAATGTTGGATTAGGATTTGCTGAGTCTGTATTAGATTATTTAGATGAAACAAAAAGATTCATATTTACAGAAGAAAAATCTGAAATTAAAGAAAGAATGGTTACTCAATTTAAAGCATCTAAAAAAGGTGTTTTTGAAGAACCAATTGATGGAAAAGGTAAGATTAAGGCTGCTCGTTATTTTGTTTATGCTACTGTGGCCGATTTTGCTGTTGATGAAGACGAGGCTGTTGAAAAAGGTAAGACAAAAGTTGTGGTCACTACTTTCATACGTTTACAAGTTCGCTTCGTTGATGCCATGACTGGCCAAGTTTATATTGGTTCAGGTGAAGGTGAAGCTGTTAAAGTAGGTGAATCATTCTTAAAATCATTAGATATGTCTTTCTCTCAATCAACTGTTGGTAAAGCAACTCGTAAAGCTTTAGAAACCGCTACAACAAAAGTAGTACAAAGACTGATTGCAGAAGGTGTATTTAAATCTTAAAATATTATTTACAATATTAGTATTGGGCCTATTCTCGAATGGATGGGCCCAAACTTTTAATTATTCATATATTGATCCTTGTACTAAGGATATAAAATATATCACAGCAGATATGTCTAGTCCTATAGTTATTGCTTATTATGGACAAGTACAAACCTTTAATTATACTCAATTATATGATGGTTCATTTGACGCTTGGATGAATAATATTTATAATCAGTACAAGACTACTTCTCCCTGTCAAGGTGCTGTAGCTACTACTACAACTACAAACTCAACAAACCAAGTTTCTAGTATAATATCTAATGTTACTAATTTAATTAACTTAGATTTTTCAGGAATTGGAGGGGCAAGTGTTAATGTAGGAGGTACTACATCAGCTGGAACTAATATAACAACTAATAATAAAAAAGATGGAAATAGTACTGATAACAATTCTGGGGGCGATAATAGTAGTAATGGATCTTCAAATTCAAAAGAAGAAGGACAAACAGGACAAAATGGAGGAAATCCACCAGAAAATCAAAGCGGGTCTGGATCCTCAGGAAATGGAGGGGTAAATGGAAATGGTAATAATAGCTCTTCTAGTAATAATAGGAACAGTGATAACCAGTCTTCAGAGAATCAACAAGCTACTAGCGAACAAAACAAAGCTAAAGAAGACCAACAATCAACTACCAACCAACAAACAACTAAATCTACTTCAAAAGCTAAAACAGAAGTTCAAAAACCTGCTATTTTAGTAACAGGAGATATTGTTGGGATTCAAAATAAATCAAATGGTTCTCAAGACGCTAGAGGCACCATGTCCTTTACTAAGGTAAAAGGAGATGGAACCGCTTCTTTAGGTTTATCAGCAGATTATATGCTTAATGCTAAAATAGGAAATGTTACCGCTATACGTTCTTGGATTGGGGTTAATCAAAAAGGCAATAAACATATTAATGTAACTTCAGGTGGAATCAGTTTTTTACCTAAATCTTTTACAACCACAGCAATGCTTGTAAGAGTAAATTCAATTAAAGACTTTACTGCCATTTATGGCACGGCAGGAACATATGGTTCCTTATATGGGGAAGAAATGATATCTACTATGATGATTGGTGGTTTTATGTATAAAGGAAATTTAACTAAATCTTTATATGCAACATTAATTATGGCTGGTGTCTATACACCTTATCAAAAGTTCTATACCGAATCACTTTTTAAATCTAAACCTGTTGTCGTTCCGTTTTTAAACCTTAACTATAAATTAACTAAAACGTTTGGTATAGGATTAACAGCTGGTGGTACTTATATAGCAGGTCAAGATATTCTTAATTATCAAATTTTAATGGGAGCAAAATTACTATTATGAGATACCTATTATTCTTTTTATTCTTTGTTAATACTTTATATGGTCAAAATTTTACCCATAGTGGATATGTTTATAATAGTTTTGGAACAGGAATGAATAATGTTCCTGTTAAACTTTATATTTCTAGTAAAGGAGGAATGACTGGAACTTTATCTAAAATAACTTCAAATATTCCATCAGATAGAGGAAGAGGGACTACTGTTTTATATTCAACAGCTAATACAGATGAAACATCAGTAGCTATTACTTTCCCTTCAGGATTTAGTCCTTCATTTGGAGGATCAACTTATACAAATGGTCATGTTAATGCTAACTCATGGTTTACTTTTGGAACAACTTCTAGTTCCGGATTTAATGGAAATGGTACTAGTCCTAATAAACCTACTATTCATATTGGTTCAGTAGATAATGGTTCAACAGATAATAATGTTTCTTATGTTTCAACTGAAAGTTATACAGATGCTACTTATGGAGATGTTTTTAGAGTAAGATATGAAGGTAACTGTAAATATAATCAAACAGGTGTAAACTATATTTGGGATTTATATTTTATAAAATCACAACCTGATGTTCAATTAGTTATTTGGAGAACATTTACAGCAGATGGTTCAAACCAAGAACAAATGGGTATTTCAAGTGGTAGTGCTTGGGTGTCTGTTAATTATATAACAGCAGGTACTTACTCAGGTACAAGTTGGAAAATACAAACCGGAGCTAGTAGTTCAGGATCAGCAACTTATAATTCAACAGTTTATACTAACAGTTCAGGTTATTATAGTTTTAGCACTGTATTGTCTACTTCTACCTATAACTTCAATATAACGTTAGATACCATCTATCCTAAATCAAATAAAACACTTATCGACTTAAATAATTTAATACTTAAAAAACGAAATATAACAGGTATAGATTATTACATTTATGATTTAAATAATAATAATCAATTTACTGTAGCTGATTTATATTTAGTTAAAAAAACAAATAAATCTTTAATATTTACTTCTTCTCAAATAACAAGTATAAATTCTACTACAAGTAATCTTAAATCAACTTACTTAGGACTAGGAACATTTTCCTTTACAAATGTAAGTACAGGAGGAACATCTAATTTTTATTTAATTCCTTTAACTTTTCCAAATCAAATTATCACTTTTTAATCATATTTATAACCGATGTTAAGTTTATTATCTTCAGTATTGTTTTTATTACAACCTACTCCTATTAAGGTTCATGTTTCTAATAACACTTCTATTCAAAAAATAGAAACAAGAGATGTTACCTTTGGAGTAAAAGAAACAGTTGAAGAAATTTTATCAAACCAAGGTTATAACCCTGTTGCTGATACTGCTGAGGGGTTTGATGTTTGGGTTGATATTGATAGTATATATTCTCCTCAACAAATATTAAATATTTTTGGGATGCAATGGTTACGAAAAGATTATGTTGTTGAAACTTCGATCTGTATAGGATCAGGTTGTTTCAATGGTAAAGGTGAAAGAAGAACTTTTATTTTTGCCGCGTTTTTAGATGTAGAAAATAATGAGGTTCCTTTGAACCGTAAAGCATTTTCTAAGGCTTTAGAAGCTAGTTTGCGTGAAACAGCAAAATTTAAAAACAAACAATAATATGAAACAATTTTTTAAAAATTTATTTGACGACAACAACACCATCAATGAAAAAGCAGTGGTAGGTTTTATTGCTTTTTTCTTTTTATGTGTAGCTCTTGTTGTTGATTTAGTAACAGGGTACATGGGTACTGCATTAGTAATTAACGAATTTATCTTTGATGGATTTATGGTAATCATTTTAGGTTCATTTGGTATCGCTTCGGTTGATAAATTTATGAACAAAAAATCTAGTACAAAAGAAGAAGAAAAATCTGAAGAAGAGGAAGGATAATTATGTTATTAAAAAAAGGTGATAATAATGAGGACGTTAAAAAATTACAAATTAAATTAGGTGTAGAACCTATTGGTAATTTTGGTCCTAAAACAGAAGCTGCTGTTAAAGCTTGGCAAAAAGCAAATGGTTTGGAGGATGATGGAGTTGTTGGAGATGCTACTTGGAATAAAATCATGGGTGTTACTCCTGCTCCAGCAGTTGTAGTTGCTCCTTCTAGTTTTAAACTTGATAAATTAAAAGGACATATTCCTGATTCTGTATTATCTCAAATTCCAGATACTGCTGCTAAATTTAATATTACTAATCCTTTAAGATTAGCTCATTTTTTAGCTCAATGCGGTCATGAATCTGGAGGTTGGAGAGCAACTTCAGAAAATTTAAATTATTCTTCAAAAGGTTTAATGGGTATCTTCCCTAGATATTTTACTCCTGCTTTAGCAGAACAATACGCTCGTAAACCTGAAGCTATTGCTTCTCGTGTTTATGGAGGTAGAATGGGTAATGGTGCTGAAGCTACTAAAGAAGGATATAAATTTAGAGGTAGAGGATATATTCAATTAACAGGAAAAGATAA